ATTCGCCCCACGGAGATCCGCCTCACGGAGATACGCCACACTGAGATACGCCCAACGGAGATACGCCTCACGGAGATCCGCCCCACTGAGATCCGCCCCACGGAGATCCGCCCCACGGAGATCCGCCTCACGGAGATACGCCCCACGGAGATCCGCCCTATTCTTTTCAGCGGCTTCTTTCAGCGTTACGCCCTCTCCTAAAATTTCGTTTGTGTATCGGTGTTTTATTTTCATTTTGGGTTCCTTTCAATGGTATCGGTTTAGGTTTGTAAGCGTCTGTCATGCCGAAATGATGGTTTCAAACCGCTTTAAACTCCCCGTTTTTTAAACGATACCAAACATCCGGCTTTAAAATCTTTCCGTCGATCTGCGCTGATTTGACGCAAACCGGAATAAATCTTTCTTTTTTATAATCAAATTTCCACTCTGCAAGCGTAATCCAACATCCAACTTTGCCTTTTACAGTTGAATCAACTCCAATTGCTGCAGCGACATCACACCTATCTATTTTGCCGGTAGACTTGACCTCGCAAAATTCAGAGTCACACAAGTCGTAGTAAGACAGCACATCAAATGGGTTTTCACAAAAATGAAAACCTCTTTGGCACACCTTAACCGGTCCCTTGTGCTCGTAGGCTTTGCCCTCCTCGTACTGGAATCCATGACACGTCATATCTTTTTTAAATGCCTTGATTCCTTTTATGGTTTTAGGTTTCTTGGTCGTCATCGGTGGCCTCCTTTATGGTTTCTGTTTTTGATGTTAAGTCCATAATACACTACTGATTTTGTAAGTCAAGCATTTTTTTACATAAAATAGAAAAAAAACTAACAAATAAATAAACAGTTGATTTAATTAAGAATAAAAACTCTTGACAAACATACAACAATTTTTTACAATGATATATCATGTTAAAAGTGAATATCGAAAAAATAGAAAAAGAACGGCGTCGCCTAGGATGGACAAAAACAAAACTGGCACACGAGGCGGGTATAAGTAAGCAGGCCCTTAATTATATATACTCGTCTGGCAGTTTGTCCAGGGTTGAGTTGATCGCCAAAGCTTTTGGCATTGAGCCAATACACCTCATTACAACTACGTGACCCACTGTTTATGGTAGTCGTGCCACAACAAAGGAGTTATCATGGCTAACTGGGACAATTTTGTCGAGGCTGGATAGTGTTTTATCTGGCAGGTGTGATTTTAATCTATTTGTTTGAGATCGGAATGATCATGTTGTCATTCTGGATTGCGGAAAGGTTTATGCCTGATGAACCCATGCCTTAAATGCGATATACACTTATCCGGCGGCAGCAAAAACAACCCTGAGTGTGAGACCTGCCAAGGCCGCATTAATTATATCGCGGGATTTGGTCACAACAGAGTCGGATCTGTGCCAATCAGGTCAACAAACTGTGGCCGCAAATTATCCAATGGATCCCACCAAACACACATTTTCAAAAACAATTTCCAACAAAAATATTCGAAAGAGGACCGAATAAAATATCTCGCAAGCCTGGGATTGATCTCAAAAAAAGCGAAAGAGATTAAATCAATCATGCATTGTTATAAATGTGGCCGGAAGCACTACGCAAAAGGGATGTGTAAAAGATGCTACCAGGCTGATTACATGAAAAGGCGACGCCGAGAAAGACGCGAGGGGGATAAAAAATGAACACACTTTTATTAATTACAGTATTTTTCCAATTTATAACGTCAGATCCATCATTTGAGTGATTAAGGCAACGTAAACAAAATTATACATTGTAAACCAAAGGGGGCCATTATGTACGGTGAAAGCAACATACCATGTCCATCCTGTTCACGCGGATTCGGCTGGCCTCTATTGAGACACACCGGCAACGTAGTTGTCAGGATTACAGTTGATACCGGGGACACAGAGACGATGGTTAGCGCCGTCCCAAAGTATATTTGTCCTGCGTGCAGGACAAAGTATTACGAACGTGATGGTAAAATTACCGATGATCCTGGTACGGGTCGGAGTGCATGGCATAAAAAGGCTGACCCTGTTGAGATATGGGCGGCGCCGGGGGCTTAATGTTCTACATTACCTTTGTAGCCCTAATCTACCTGTTTGTTTTCGGTATAATTAAATTATCGTTTTGGGTTTGCGAGAGGTTTATACCATGAATCCATATTGGGGTAACTGGGGCCATTTAGCAGATGATACTGTTGTTGGTCCAATAGGATCGTTAAAGAGAAAGTCAAAAAATCTCGGTGACGGTGGGTGGTGCGTAAAATGCTTAAAAAATAAATTTTATTCTTGGGTTGATGAAAACTTTTGTCCGGGTTGCAAGACAAAGTACCCCGAAACAACAAATAAGGACAAATAAGGAAACGATCTACCCGGACAATTACGGAGAAGTCAAAAACACGATGATCCAGGCTCTCGAAAACAGGCGGGATGCTATTGCCGAGGACTTAAAATATAGTTGACATTTTCTGAATAATATGTATAATGGTGGCATGCTGATAACGTCAAAAAATAAAAATTTCCAATATTCAAAAAGCTTTAGGAGTCTATCGGATGGTAACACCGATAGCGGGTTTGACGGCCTGTCAGCAGCTCCTAAGGCTTTTTGTTTTTTGGAGGGCTGTTTTGATTGATGAAGCATTAAAAAACGGATGGAAAATCATGGCTAAAAATTACCACTTGTGTGCTGATTGTCATGGAGGTGCAAAATGACATTCAGAAAGATAGACACATGCATTTGGAGAAAGCCCTGGTTTGAACTTTTAAACCGTGATGAAAAGTTAGCCTTCATCTACCTTTGGACAAATGACTACTGTAACCAAGCTGGAATCTATGAAATCTCTACTAAAAGAATACAGTTTGATCTTGGATATGGTATTGATACGGTATCGGTAGCATTGAAAAACAGGGTTGAATGGTATCCAGATAAGTCGATTGTATGGGTTAAAAATTTTTTTAAACATCAGTGCCAGAACGCTAAATTTGCTATCTCAGCAATAAATTGTATTAAAGGTGATCCTTTCAAATACGATATATTCATCGACCATAACATTAACATTTTAAAGAAGTACAAAAATGATCTGAATGGACACTTACCAGATACCATATGGGGTTGATACCGATACCAACTTATCTGATCTTATCTTATCTTATCTGTTTCAACCAAGAGATAAATAAGTATATTAGTAGTACTAACTAATAGAGAAAAATTCACAGGGAAAAGGTATGAAATTACGAGAATATCAATTATCCTTGGTTGAAGCTGTCAGGCACGAAGTAGCAAAAGGCAAAAAAAGAATCCTGATGGTTTTACCGACTGGTGGAGGCAAAAGTTTCATTATCGGTGATATAGCAAACAAAGCCATCGAGAAGGGAAACAAGGTTTTGGCCTTGATGCATCGGCGGCAGCTCGTAACTCAGCTAACCGGATTTTTAGAAAAGTCGGGTGTTAGTCCAGCCATGATAATGTCGGGAGAAGAATCGGATTTAAGCAGCTATGCCCAGGTCGCTACATGCCAAACATATCTCAGACGATTAAAATTACACCCGATAGAAGAAAATCATTGGTTTATTCCCGCCGAAGTCGTTTTTATCGATGAGGCTCACCACGCACTGTCAAAAACCTACCAGAAAATACTCAAGAATTACGAAGAAAAAATAGTTATAGGTGTTACGGCGACCCCTGTATTGTCATCCGGTGTTGGCATGGGAGAATATTTTGATTCGCTGGTCTCTTTGACTACGGTTCAGGATTTGATCGATGAAGGCCATTTGGTTCCGTCAGAATGTTATGGTCCGAGTGAGCCGGATTTGTCAAAGTTGAAAACGGTTGCCGGGGATTATGAAAAGAAGGGCTTAGGAAAGTTGATGAACGAGCCTAAGATCATCGGCGATGTCGTGGATAATTGGTTTAATATCGCCGGGGGCTTGCAAACGATGGTTTTTGCTGTGAACGTGAAGCACTCAAAAGCGCTGAGAGATGCATTTATTCGCCGTGGAGTGAGCGCTGAACATTTGGATGCTCACGCAGATGACGAAACGAGGTCTGATGTTTTAAGGCGGTTTGATGATGGGGACACTCAAGTCGTTTCTAATGTTGGGTTGTATACTGAAGGCACGGATATTCCATCAATTGAGTGTATTGTTTTGGCGAGACCAACAAAGTCTATAGGGTTGCATCTGCAGATGATTGGTAGAGGTGCAAGGCCATATCCAGGGAAAGAAAAATTCATAATTTTGGATCATGGCGGAAATATCAACAGACTGGGATTTTACGAAGATGCAATTGAATGGACTCTGGACGGCAAGAAATTAGGCTATCGTCAGAAAGTTGTTCGGAAACTGGAGAAGAAAATCAGGGTTTGTCCTGAATGCACATTCCAGCACACAGGCCCGAAGTGCCCTCAGTGTGGCTATACAATCCCAGATTGGGGCAAGATGATCAAAGCAGAGGAGGCTGAATTGATCAAATTGTCTCAACCGAAGGGAGATGCGACAATGGAGGATAAAAAACGCTTCTATGGAATGCTGATGTATTACCAAAGAGACAAGGGGTATTCTGAAGGATGGATAGCTCATAAATATAAAGCCAAGTTTAAATGCTGGCCTAAAATGATGTCTAGTGTTGGCCCGATAAAGCCGGATTTAGCGTGTTTAAGGTGGCTTAAATACCAGAACATTAAATGGGCAAAATCGAAAAGAAAGGCTGAATTAGACGAGAAACGAAAGACAGAACCTGCAAGCGTTCTCTTCGGTGTGGCGTGAATATAGACGCATTAAAATTAGAATGCAAGGGTAAATGGGAAGGAATTTTTAATCATTTTGGGATTGACGTTGGCAGGAGACACCAGCCATGCCCGTATTGCGGAGGGGAAGACCGCTTTAGGTTTGATAATAAATTTGGCGATGGTAATTATTTCTGCAATCAATGCGGCGCTGGTGATGGATTATCTTTAATTCAAAAGTGTACTGGGATTCAGTTTCCCGATTTAATCAAGAGAGTATCCGGAGTTGTTGGAATGGTTGAAGAAAAAAAAGAGAACACGGTTGATGATATCGAAGCCAGAAGAAAGAACCTAAGAAGCCTCTGGTCTAAAAGCAAGAAATTAACCGGCAGCGATCCCGTCATGAATTATTTAATGTCGAGGAAAATAACGCTAACCCCTGATGACGTGATGTTTTGTCCTCAATGCTATGAATCTGAAACAAAAAAAGAAATCCCGGCCATGGTTGCGATATTTAAAAGCAAAGACGGACAGCCAATAGGAATGCACAGAACTTATTTGAATGGCCCTAAAAAAGCTGACATAAAAAACCCTAAAAAAATGATGCCGCCTTTAGAAAACCAGGCAGGGGGGGCAGTTAGGTTACTCAGTCCTGGTGGAATGTTTGAAAAAGAAACTCTTGGGATAGCAGAGGGTATAGAGACAGCTCTATCTGCAGCTCAGATGTTTATGGTTGCAACCTGGGCATGTCTTTCAACAACGCTGCTTGAGAAGTTTGAACCCCCACCGAATGTCAGGAAATTTGTTATATTTAGCGATAATGATGCTAATTACTCAGGTCAAAAGGCTGCGTACACATTAGCGCAAAGGCTGTATCAAAAGAATTTTATAGTTGATGTCGTTTTACCAAACCTATCAGATTTTAACGATGAATTGAAAGAAGGAATGGCACGGCAAAACCACCAAATTTAACAACCTCGCAAAGGAGGATTGAAATGCCCATAGGAATTAAATTAACACAAGAACATCTTGAAGATATTGCAAAAAACAAAAGAAACGGAGGTAGAAACGAGGCATGGAACAACCAATAGAACAAATAGTATATGAAATGAGAAATTCAGGAAATACTCAGGCCGAGATAGCGTCTGAAATTGGTGTTAGTATAGCTGCTGTAAGTTTTTTTTTATCCGGAAAGATCAAGAGGATTGGTCAAAAAAAACAATTAAAAGTTATTCATAATCCATCCAGGGGGTTGATAAATTGGAACGGACATCAGAAATACATAAAAGTTACAGGTGTAAATTTGTTTGAATAAAACGAAGGCGGAAAAATGATACACGATGCATTTGTTGAAGTTACTTGTGATGGTTCTTTATGTTGGTGCAGTGAGTTAATTAACCTTGAATGGAAATACACTGACTACACTGGCAATAACGGGTATTACGATTCAAACGAAAATGACATTGAGGATAAATTGAGGGATTTGGGTTGGATTGTTGAGGGCGGTAAGCATTTTTGTTGTCAAGATTGTTATGATAACCAAGAACCTTAAATAAATTAAAAGGAGAGGAAAAAATGAAAAAGAATATCGTAAGAATAACGACACAAGACACTAAAAAGACATATGACTTACCGGGTGATGGTGTTCCGCAACTTTGGGAGGTTGAATTGTTCATTAGTGCAGTTTCATCTTCTGGGTATGTTCGCAAGGATAAATATCAATATCCATCAAAAACGTTTTATTTTGAACGTAAAACATTGGAAAATATTGGTATGATTGGTGCGGAACCAAAAGAAAAACCAGTAAGAACTGCATATCTGACAACTGAAGATTTGTTGCTGGAGCTACTTGCAGAAATCGGCATTTATCCACAAGGGCCTACATAATGACAAAAACACAAGCCCATAAACTGGGTTTTTGCACAGCAATAAAAAAGCGCAAGCCCGAATGTGCTGCTTGGTATAATGGGCGGTGTAATTGCATCCCGATTGATGATAATGGTAAGCTATCGGAAGAAACTATTGAAAGATGGAAAAAGGATTACAGATTAAAGGGGAGATAAATCATACGGTCATTATAACAATGGCAGACAACCATCCACTCAGAGATTTACTAAAAAAGCAGATAAAAAGCGGATAGGTGTTATTTCTTTGGTAATATCAAATATAACATATAAAAAATATTGGATTTTTTGTTGGTGTTATTTCTTTGGTAAAAGGTGTTATTTCTTTGGTAAAAAACCCCCAAAAAGTGTTATTTCTTTGGTAAAAACCGTTTGAAAACGCATAAGATTTCAATAACTTATTTTTCTTAATAATATATTAAAGATATATTAAGAGAGACCGCCCTTTCCCTTCGGGCGGGCGCCTCTCTTTTGAAGATGAAAAACCGAAACCGCCCCGTGAAAAAGGATAGGTAAGGGTATGGCAGACAAAGCGTGGAAGCAATTTGAACGGAGGGTAGCGCGGTTTTTTGGGTGCAATGACCGCACTCCGTTATCAGGCAGAAACAGCAAACACACTGCATCCGATACCTTGCATGAAATTTTATTTATTGAGTGTAAACAGCGCAAAAAATATGCTATTATCAGGTTGTGGGATGAGTGTAAGGAATTAATAAAGACAAATAGTTCCGATAAGGACAAAATACCTGTTGTTGCGGTTTCTGAAAAGGGTCGGAAGGGTTTTTGGATTTTGGTTCATTCAAGCGATTTAACAGCGGTGGCAAATCAAAGGATTAAGGCAAGAAAGGGGGGATAATGAAAATATCAATGAGTTTTGGTAAAGTAAAGGTAAAGTTGCAATACAGCGGGCCATTGTTAATTTTGATATCGGGGTTAATCATAGTTGTTTGTGTAATATTAGGAGCAGGGAAGGAATATATAGAACAAAATATTGTTGAACCAACCCAAAAAGAGCAAATAATAGACGATTGGATATTGTACAATTACGATGGGCAGTGGTCACGGGTTCCAGCGAGAGAAATGGTCAAATTTTCTCCAGGTTTTGCGGCCAGTGATGAAAACTCTATATATGATGGCAATATTTATTATTATCGAGAGCATATTGATTATGTGAACGAATAAGGAGTCAGGGAAATGAAAAAGTACGAAAAGAAGGTAAAAGCATGGGTTTATGGGGAGCCTTTTGAGGGTAAAGAGTGGGGGTACAAATTAAAGGCGCGTGGGGTTTCGGTATCAAGGGAAGACATGGACGAAATAAACGGTGGTGGCCCCTATGGAATGATCATGCAAAACCCCGATAATCCAAGTGATCGATGGTACGTAAACCATAAATATTTTAAGGAAAATTATCAGGAGGTAAAGGAATGAAAAGGTTAATTATTTTAGTAATTATCAGTATGTTTATTGCGGTGCCGGCGATGGCACAAGATCAATTTGAATCACAAGTTATTTTAAAGGATTGGGGAGCAATGGAGTACAACACAGGAGACATAGCCCTCATTAGTGTGATAGAATGCCTATCTGTTCATAAGGAAGGATTGTCTCCCTGGCTATCTGCGGGGATAACGCAAGGATTGGAGAATGCAACGCCAGAAAGTAAAAAACTGATGAACAATTTGTTAGGAATTCGTGGTGTAGTTGATATCAGGTTTGACAGCTATGCAATTGCAATCAAAAAAGCTCATAAATATTTTCTATGGCCTACTATGCAGGATGATATTTTTCGGGCTTTAGACATGTGGTATTCGGAGGCGAAAGGGGAATAAAGATGAAAATATTAGGGTTTTTGGCGGTTTCTGTTTTGCGGTTTTCAACATATCAGATCGCTATTAAGAAGGCCCACAGGCATTTTAGCTGGCCGGATATCTGGGAGCCGATTTTTAATGCAATGGATACCTGGTATTCTGAGGCGCAATAGCGTATAGCGTGAACTACTACAACGATAACGATTCCTTCATTGCAAAATGGCTAAGGGAATTAATAAAAGCGGGATTGATACCCAAAGGATATGTTGATGAAAGATCGATCACAGAAATCGACGCCGAAAGTCTCAGAGCATACACACAATGCCATTTCTTCGCGGGTATCGGGGGTTGGTCATATGCGCTCCAGCTCGCTAATTACCCAACAGATGAGCCTGTTTGGACCGGATCATGCCCATGTCAACCCCTTTCGTGCGCCGGGAAACAAAAAGGACACGAAGACGAAAGACACCTCTGGCCAATATGGTACAAACTCATCAAGGAGTTTCAACCTTCAACGATCTTTGGCGAACAGATTAGTTCAAAACTTGGACGTGAATGGCTCGCCGGATTACGCCTTGACCTGGAAAGTTTGGGATATGCAGTCGGGGCCGCCGATTTGCCGGCTGCTTGCGTCTCAGCGCCGCACAAAAGAAACAGGTTATTCTGGGTGGCCTACAGCGAGAAGTTGTTTGGCATTGAGCGCAATTTACACGAAGGAAGCGATAGAGAATTCCAGAAAATCATTTCCAAACCTGGAAACCGTAATTCAACAACGGTTTGGGATGAATTGCGTTGGCCTTGTGACCTCTCCCGTGTTTGTACTGAACCTGATGGGCTACCCGGCAGAGTGGGCCTACTGCGTGGTTCCGGCAATGCAATCGTCCCACAGGTAGCAGCGGAATTTATTAAATCATTTAGGGAATCAATAAAATGAAAGAAATTTATTATTACGAACGCGATGAAAACAATCATCCGGTCAGGACATTTTGCATCATTGAGGCTGGTGGCAAGCTCGCCAAAGGGATATCAATTTGCAGCGCAAAGGACCAGCCACAAAAGAAAAAAGGCCGGTTGATTGCCAAAGCGAGGGCGTTGGAGTCAATGTTGACGGAGAGTAATCGGGTTTCGCAAGCTGGCAATTATCTATTGGCTGAAACGATTGATTATAACGCGTGGCCGGATAGATTGTCATCGTTTGAAAAGGGATTGCTTAAAAAGAACGGGATGATTTATTAAATAAAAACCCCCTGCAGGGTGACAGGGGGATAATGTAAAATGTTGCCCAGTTTACCCACTGGGCAGGGGGTTTGTTTATCTGTCAATTGTTAACAGTGCGACATTTACCATAGTTTCCGATTCCTTAAATGTACCTTGTGGCAAATCCTCCCAATAAGACGCGAGGGGTTTTAGCTGTTTTTGTTGTCTCGGGCCATTGGCGCAAAGCGCGACAAGTCGGCCACCTTGCCGGAGAAACTTAACGGCATGCTTGATATGTTTTATATCTTCTCCGTTTTTAAATGGTGGGTTCATTATGATTTTGTTAAAATTTCCAAGCTCTCCCTTCATAGAAAGAAAATCACCTTGTAAAACGTCATAGCCAAATCGCTCAAGGCACCGTGATAAATTTTGATTTAGTTCAACGCATTTTAGCGTAGGTCCAACGTTATATTTTGCGCTGTAATGAGCTATGACCTCTCTAATTAATGCCGCTATCGCTCCTTTGCCGGCGGATGGCTCAAGAATTCTTTCCCCTTCTTGGATGTCGGCATATTCTATCATGTTTTTTGCAATATTCCAGGGTGTTTCAAAAAGTTGATTGACCACCTCAACCTTGATACCATTTTTCAATGCATTTTTCATGTCATCAAATTCTGTTTGTTTCGGAGCTTGATATTTTACCGTTCTTAGGCTATCGGGCCTAATCTTTGGTTTGACTTCAATCGGTTCGGGCTTTTTGTGAGCCTTGCTATCTGTCAGAAAAACACAATAGTTTTTCATTTTGATATAGCAGATTCTTACACGATGAGAATTTTCGACAGGTCGCGTGCCTTTGTAATCGTTATGAATTTTGGCATATTCCGCTTTTGACATTTCAACTTGTGGATAGTGGATCATTTCGCCTTTGTGATATTTATTTTCAATGTCAATTCCCTCAGGGGCGCGGTAATTGCAAAGCGGAAACTGTTTAGGCTTGGGCTTGGGTTTCAAAAGGTCGCTTGCTCCTTGTTCCTCCAGCATAGCCTTTTCATAGATAAGGCGGTTTTTGCAGTGTTCAATCCACCTTTCGTTGTATGCGATGGATCTTTCAAGCATTGGTACGTGCTTGTTTCTTGCCTCTCTTGCCGTTATTTTTCCCTGGTCAAGATCAGACCACATTCCGGACACGTAACAGTAATTAGCAACAAACATTGCACGCTGTTTAGTCAAAATTGTAGGAGTCAGCCAGACATTCAACCATTGCCGACTTTCTTTGATTTGTTTCTTGCACTTCCGTTTTTGGGCTTCAATCTTTTTAATCCGGCGTGCTCTTACATCTGGACGTTCTTTATATTTTGCGTGCCTTATAGCTCCCTTTGCGCGCGCCTTCCAGTATCCGGAGGTTTCCCACATTTTAACGGCTTTTCGCATACCGTTTTCAATCTTTTTGGCATCCCGGCGTGCTCGTTTTTCTGAGTGATGACCAACTAAAATTGGTTGACCAAGAGGGATATTTGATGCTATACTATCAACAACCTTTTTAGCTGATTCAGCATCTTTTAGTCTGTTTTCACTGTAACCCTGGAACCGATCAGCGCGAAATTCGGCACGTTCGACTAAACTTGTGTCTTCGTCTTCAATTTCGCCGCAAAATTCAAGGGCAATGTCTTCACGATCCGGCGTCCACATAGGAGCTACAAATAATTCCTGTTTGGCTGCCCATTTAAAGCCGGCTTCTTTCAACTGGTAATATTCGGCTTTGTCAAGCCTGTAGGCGGGGTAAATTCTTAATTTATTGTCTTCTGGTGAATATGTTGCTTGATGTTCCATTTTGCTGACCTCCTATCGTTTAAGGGGTTTGAGGTTGGCAGACTCCCATCATTGGCAGATGGTGGGAGTCAATTAATTAGCATACTCGGTTAATATAGGCGGTAATTTTTTTGAATGTTTGCTCTTTCATTTTCTACCTTCCTGAGCCGATGCCATTTTAACTATGCTTTTGCAAACGGCTCTGTTTAGGGATAGGGACGCAGGCGGATGAGGGCATTCGCATCCAACTTCTCCACAATGGATGCAGTTGCCGTCCGCATCCCACCCCTGTTCGGTTTCCCAATAGGGTTTTTCTGGCATGCTTTTACAAGCAGCCCTATCTAAGGATCCGGCAATCCCGCTTCTACCTTCCTGTTTCATTTTATTCCCCTGTTGTTTTTTTGTCATTTCTTTTCCTCCTTCAGCCGCTGTACGGCTTTTTCGATGATTTGTGTCATTGTTTCTGGTTGTTGTTTAATCCAGGCCACCATGTCATATGGCAACCTTGCATAAACCATGTGCCGCTTTTGCTCATCGGGCCATGGTTTTCCGGTTCCTTTGGGGCGGCCAGCGCCGGGGCGTCGGCCGCCGTGGGTGGTTTTAGGTTTCATAATAATGCCTTTCGATAGACCTAATCTGCTCCTCCTCTTGATTTGGATCCCACCTGTAAACTTTCTCGTAGGCGTCCAATGTTACGAATCTCCATTTTTCTGTCATTTTATTGCCTCCTTTGTTTGATTGAGTATTTTATTGTTTAATTACCGTATACATCATTATAATTATTGCGTCAAGCAAAAAAATCAAAAAGCTTGAATAAAATGAAGAATGAATAAAATAATGTCATTTTTACTATGAAATAAAGTTATTTTTACTTGCTTTTTGTAAAATAACGTGGTACAGATACCGCATTGCGCCATAGGCAGGTCGATCAAGTAAGGTATTAAGCGAGCTGGTCCGACGGCGCATCTTTAATAACTCTGGGACTGCCCCCGGTCCTCATTTAATCCTGCGATGCTGGCGCCCAAAATAGCAGGATGGACGGATAAAACGAGCAAATGCTATCTGTTGGCTGGTCAACGCAGCCATTTACCAAAGATAGCGGCGAATAAACAGAGCTAATACAATGCCAGTGAATCTATGTCTCATTTCAACTTGAGACACTTTTTATCAATAACGGGGCAACCCAATACAATAGCGGTTGTACGTATTTATACAACAATGAATTCCACATGTTTAAACGATCTCACTCTGACTGATACCTGACTATGGACGAAACAACAGACATTATCCCCACCGACGACGATACGTTAAATTGCGATATCCTGGTTCCCAATGCATCTAACGAAACTACACCCTATAATTATCGTATCTCTCTAGAAGATATACTCCATTGTACTAAGGTCTTAAAACTTACCCCAGCACAAACCGCAGAACGTCTCGGTTGCACTAGATCTAATATTATCCAACGGTTAAAGGCCGCTGGCTATCATAATACGGATCTTAATAACTTTAAGCGATATAGGGCCGACGTCCATGCGCTCCGTGGCTTGATGATTAGTAAAAATCTTACCGAGGACAAAATCAAAAAAATGTCAGCGTATCAATTACAAGGCATGCTCGCTATTAACGAAGAGTTAGAAAAGAAAGCGAGAGACGAGCAACCGCCTGATTTTGATTGGTATTTATCATCTCAGGAAGAAGCCGAGATTGATGCAGAGCTTGAAAAAGTCGAATCTGAACTGTCTAATTAATCAATAAATTCATCTTTTATGTGGTCTATTTTAAATTCAGGCATAGACATGTCACCCCTCCATATCGGCTGCGCATAGTCTTTTCCGAGCCTATGGTAACGTAAATGGTCTCCCTGTGTGGCAAACACCATAAGGTTATCCCACCGGTTATTAAAACAATTCCGATCAATATGGTGTATGATATTGCCTGGTTGCAGATCAAATACAGTTGAAACCTTAAGTCTAGCAAGCCGTTGGCCGTGTCGGCTTTCCTTGTATGGCGCAAGCCCTTGATTGTGTTCAATAAACGCATAATAACAATTCATATTGCAGAAGGTTCTTTTTTGGTTTCTAAGTCGAGCCCTGTTGATAATAAGGGTCTTTTGGCAATAATCACAAGAAACCGCTATTCGGGTGTTGCCGAGGCCCTTTGAGGTATTAACTCCTTGCTTTTTCAGCACCCTATAAATGCCCTGTCTCGTTTTATTATACCGCTTAGCGATACTAATCATAGGTTCGAGATCTTCGGTAAATGCCCTTACTATGTCAACTATGTCGGATTTAGTTAAATGTGCCATGTTTGTGTCTCCTTGTTTGGTGAATTATACCTTATATAATAGACATAATATAGCAAAAGTCAACATAAAAAATAGTAGATGGATTATATATTATCGGATGTTACGATAATTAATATAGGTTAACACCATGTCTCATCCTGCCATAGCATATTCATTGTATCCCTGGTGGACCTGGGAGCCGTGGGTAATCCCTCCTGACATCCAACTCATGTCTATCGAGTGGTTAACTGCTGAATTTATTGAAAATCTAAATGAATCTGAGGAAACCGCCCCCCCCCACCCCCCAAAAAACGGAATTGAGATTTTTTATCTATAACCCCTCTGCCAAATTTTTTTCACAAAAGGGTATTTACAAATGTACGTATACGTACTAATGTACGTATGCATACAAAGGTAAATATGCATACAAAGGTACGTACAATGAGAAAAACGATATATGTAAAAGATGAAAAGCGTTGGGCTGAGATTGGTCAGGCGGCGATGAAGGATAATAAGTCGGTGTCTGAATATTTATTGGGCGGATCTTCGTCGGGGTCTTTTGGTTCGGTAGATGGGAAAATTTTAAGGTTGTTGGAATTGATTGACAGGAAGCTTGATTTGGTGTTAAAGGGGTTTGAATCTACGGATATTGTGGTTAATAAATCAGAGAAACGGGCGAAGGTCGAGAGGGTTAGTGATGAGATCCCAGAAACCGCTGGAGTTTTTTTCAATCCACAGCCGAAGGGTTCCGAGAAAGGAGGGAAATGATAGTTCGTTATAAAGAAGATTTTATTTTTGATATGTTTGAGGATTAGTGTATTTTATGAAATATCCTGGAGAGATAAAACGTGATCATGACGAATATTTGTTAAGAAAGTTGGAGCATGAGCTTTCAAAGGATTGTTGGTGCGAGCCTTATTTAGATTACAAAGGCCCTGAGACGGGTGGGTTCACAGGGATTTGCAGTGAGATACACGACGAAGACAGGTTCCAGGGGCAGTCTCAGCGTAGAGGATGCGTGGGAGAAGGTCGAAAAAACGAAAGCGGCATTGCGTCGGCCTAATGGAGTCACAAGACGCGAGCTTGCCGAGATTTTAGGATTAGCGATCAACAAAAAGCGTGACATGCGCAGTGTTCAGCGTTGGATAGATGCTGCCGGCGATTGGATGCCTGTTGTTGAGGTTGGTTTACGCGAGCCTGTGGGGGATCGTGGGAATTATTCTGTGGTATACGGGTTAATGAAATAGGGGGAACAAAAATGAATGTTGATCTTGAAAAACAAATAGTAGAGCACATAAAAATCATGATGGAAGAATTGTGCAAGGAATTTAATGTATTGCACAATAGATTAAATGAGTTAGAAAGCGCTTTGAAGGATGAGTACGACGATGAATGGCGAGACATAAACTGGTTGGAACCTCATCCAGGTCAAGTTGATTATGGGCTATATAATGACAAGAGCGAATTCCCGAAATGGAGGGGGATAGATGGCTGAAAATTTATATATAGGATCTCACAGAACCACAAACAAGAAATGGCGTGATGGGTGGGATAGGGTTTTTAAGAAGAAACCCAAGAAATCGGATTGTGAAAGGAGCAAGGATAATTGCAAGAAGAAATAACAGAGGGTCAACCATTTGACGTAATAAGAGGAAACCCGAAACACACAGTTGTTACTATCAAATATCGGATACCGTTTAATGACACAGATCATGCCATGTTAAAGAGCGCGAAGAAAGAGAATCGTTTTTCGGATATTGAGAATTTTTGCTTGCGGTATATTCCGACTATTGAGGTTGAAAAGATTTAAAATAAAGTAATCAACAATATTGTTAACAATTTTATTGACAATATTGTTGATTTTTGATACTGAGCAATGTGAGGCTCAAAATATTCCGTTTTTTTAAAACACAAATTACATAGTTAAACGTTCGGTTCGCTACCGGCCGTTAGCAATTAACCGACCAGGGTGGGTCACCCCAGTGAGTTTTCTCCTCTTTTCACTCACTGCCTTTTCTGAGTCGGCTTTTTGCATTTTTAAGATATGCTATCAGAAAAACGTCGAGCGGAATTAATAGAGAAAAGGAAAGAATTAAAGCGCAGAAAGCGGGATATCTCTGTTGCAAAGAGGGATTATCGTAATGCGAATTTAATTAAGTTTTTCAACAAGCCGAAAGAGGAGTACGGATTGCCGGCGAATCCCTTGCAGTCTGAGTTGTTAGAGGCATGGGACAATTTGATGTATAAGGTTTTCGTATATTCGGGCGCCAACAGAACAGGTAAAACCACAATCCTGACCATAATAACCTTTAGCGTTATATTTGGCAAATGGTTGTGGAACGACAAGAAATTGTGGTTTCCGCACAACCATCCAAGAAAGTGTAGGATTTTAGGACAGGCGTGGGAACAGCACATTAAGACGGTTTTAATTCCTGAACTAAAAAAATGGTGGCCCAAAGAGCGTAAGTTAAAGACCAAAAAGAACAACAATGGTGTTGAGTATTTTTGGGAAGACGTAGCTACGGGAAGCACCCTTGAAATTATGTCAAATCAGCAAGATAGCGATGTGATGGAGGGGTGGAGCGGTGATTTCATTGGGTACGACGAACCCCCCAACAGGGCTAATAGGGTTGCATGTGCAAGGGGTTTGATAGATCGTCAGGGTCGTGAGCTTTTTGCGATGACCTTATTAAAGGAGGCGTGGGTTCATCGGGATGTAATTAAAGCTGTTGACGAAAACGGCAGACCCGATATGACGGTGTTTGCTGTAAATGGTGATATTTCTGTTAATGTCGGGTTTGGTATTACGCAAGAGGGCGTAAACCAATTTGCCAAAACCTTGACAGATGAAGAAAAGCAAGCCCGTTTAATGGGTGTTCCGTCTTACATGAGCGGTCTTGTTTGTCCTTATTTTAAAAGGTCGATTCATGTTAAAGAAAGGTTTGGCGTACCGTCGAACTGGATAGTTGATATTGCCATAGACATTCATCCAAGAAAAGAACAGGCTGTTTTATTTGTTGCGGTAAGTCCACAGCAAATAAAATATGGGTGTTATGAGATTTGGATGCATGGAGATGGACCCCAGACTGCTGATCGGATAATGAAAGCGGTTAACCATTATAATTATCGTGTTGGTAGAATAATATGCGATCCTTTAGCGAAGGGTGACAGCAACAATGAGAACACGACCTATGACAAGATGAAGCTCATTTTTGCTCGTCATGGGTACATTTTGGAAACCGCCAGCAAAGATAAACAAAGCGGTATCATCGAGATTAATAATCATTTAAGGGGTCCAAACAAAGAGCCGTCGATTTTCTTTTTCAGGGATTTGGTAAGGACAATTCACGACATCGAGGGGTGGATATATGACGAGGACACCCAGAAACCTCAGAAAGTGGACGACGACATGTGCGAAAACCTTTACCGGATTCTCTTATTAGACACAAAATATGTAGATCCTGAAGACGAAGAGTGGGAAGACGAATATCAGGATTTTGAAACAAATGCGGTAACTGGATATTAGAAAGGGGTGCGATGCCTATTATAACAAAAGGTGGAATCATGCGTGGAATAGATTTTAATGCCAAATAAACTATCAGAAAAATATACACTACCCTACGATGATGTAAACGCATTCAACCAGATTGCTAATTTTGCGAATGATTTAAGCAAAGACGACAGGACTTTTATAGCCACAAAGGTACTTGAGGGTTATGAAGTCGATAAAAATAGTCGTGACGGGTGGGAGCAATCGAACAAAGAGTTTATGGAGCTTGCCAAGCAGATTGGTGGTGAGAGAACCTATGGTGGGGAGAAGGTTTCCAATGTAAGGTATCCAATTCTTGCTACCGCTGCTATTCAGTTTTCGGCAAGAGCCTATCCTAATATTGTAAAGGGAACTGATGTTGTAAAGTGTCAAACTGTTGGCAACGACGCTTCTGGGGAAAAAACCAAGAAAGGCAACAGAATCAGACGGCACATGAGCTATCAGATTCTAAACCGGATGGATTCTTGGGAAGAGGATATGGATCAGCTTTTAATGACGCTTGCTTTAGTGGGGTGTCATTTTAAGAAAACCTATTATGATCCTAACGCAGAGAAGCCGGTTTGCGAGGGTGTGTTTGCAGAAGACCTTGTGGTTCATTACAATGCGAAATCCTTAGAAAAAGCGGCGAGGATTACCCATGTTATCGAGCTTTCTGAAAACGAAATTGTGGAGCGCATAAGAAAAGAGGTTTTCAGGGAGTTTGACCATAAGTCCGCCAAGGGTGATGACGATAAAAAAGACACCGAAGACGAAGATGCACCTCACACATTTTTAGAGCAACATTGTTGGTTTGATCTTGACGATGATGGTTACAAAGAACCGTATATTGTTACGGTCCATAAAGGTAGCGAGGAATTAGTCAGGATTGTTCCCCGTTACGATATTGATGGGATAAAAACTAGCGACAAAAAAGAAATCATAAAAATAGAGCCTAATCATCATTTTACTCAGTATTGGTTTATGCCGTCTTTCGATGGTGGTTTTTATAAAATGGGGTTCGGCGCGCTTCTCACTTCACCGATACACATTGTAAACACAATTTTTAATCAGCTCCTTGACGCCGGGACTCTTGCAAATAGACAGGGTGGGTTTCTTGGCCCTGGTATTAATCTTAAAAAAGGTGGTGCAAGCGGGTCTTTGGTATTTAAACAGGGTGAATGGAAAAAGATTTCATATCTTGGAGATGATATTCGTAAGGCGATATTCGCCCTCCCCGTTAAAGAACCGTCTAATGTGTTATTTCAGTTGTTGGGGTTGATGCTCGATGCTATTAAAGAGCTGTCATCTCAGGCTGAAGTTCTAAGTGGCGAACAGTCTAAGGCAAATGTGCCGGCCACTACGACATTGGCTCTAATTGAACAGGGTTTGGCCGTATTCTCTGCTATATATAAAAGGATATACCGTTCTTTGAAGTCTGAGTTTGCAAAAATCAGACGCTTGAACATGATGTATCTTTCCAAAAGAGAATACAACATAGTTTTAGATGAGGTTGATGAAAACGGTCAGCCGGTTCAGTTCGATCCTAAAGAAGATTATAATGATGTCATGATGGATGTTGTTCCGGTTTCCAATGCTGCGGATATTTCGGACACTCAGAGAATCTTAAAGTCTCAGGCGTTAATGGAAATAAGGGGTCAGGGTCTAAATGACATGGAGATTATGCGAAGGCACTTGGTTGCGATGGGAATTGAGGATATTGCCGGGCTGTTGCCTGATCCGAATCAACCGCCTCCACCTGATCCAAAAATTGAAGTCGAAAAAGAAAAGTTAAGATTGAAATCAGTTGAGCTTCAAATTGAAATTCAACGTTCGGTAATTGAAGAAAAGGAGAAAATGAGCAAGATTTTGAAAAACTGGAGTGGTGCTGTTAAAGATCTTGCTCAAGCCGAAGCCGCTGAAGAGGGTGCTCAATTAGAAATGTATAAACTACAGGTGCAGGAGCTTTCGGATAAATTGGGATTTTTCTCAAATATGATGGGGCAATTGCAGAAAGGACAAAATGAACAGGGAAGAGTTCGAGGCGTGGAAAGCGCTCAAAACAACCAGAGAGGTTGAAGCGGCTGTTGCGAGTGAAATAAAAGCGATAATGGAATCATGGCACAATTTGGGGATGATAAATTTTGATTCCCCGAATGAAACCGCTATGAAAAACGCATATTGGTTAGGTAAAGTTCATGGGTTAAAATCGTTTTTAGACATTCAATTTGATGAAAGGGAAGAAGATGGATTATAAGCCAAAGGGTAATAAGGTTTTAATCAAGCCAGATACAATTGAAGAGTTTACAAGAGGGGGGTTGGTTATCCCTGATAGGGTGCGAGAGGATCATGGTAGGGCGATTACAAGGGGGGAGATAGTTGCCATAGGGCCGGATGCATCCATTCAATTTTCGAGCAATGGCGTTGATGCACAGGAAGCGAAGATTGGTGATCGGGTTATTTACGCAAAGTATTCCGGTGCGGAGTTCAGGTATGACAACGAGATATATCGTGTGATATTTGACGATGACATTCTTCTTTTGATTGGTGACGAAAAAGAGCCTCTTGCCGATTCGAGAAAGATAGTGGAAGGTAGGTTTGTTGAAGATGAATGTAAGGCTTTTAAGGGGAAATAAAGGGCGATATGACTGAAACCGAAGCACGACAATTCATAAAAAGGTTTGAGAGTCTTTGCTCTGAGTTTGAGCGAGATTGTAATTGCAGAATTGAATTTAATATAAAGGAGACAAGAAAAGGCGTAAGAAATTTGAAATGGATAACAATTGAATCCATTTCTTTAAAAATCGATAGATAAACAATACGAGCACTAATAAGGCCGATTGTAGCGTGATGCGTTATGTCGGCCTTTTTTTGTTCAAAGGAGAGGAAATGGAAAAAGAAGAAAAAGTTGATGAGTCAGAAATTGATGAAAAAGACGAAAGCGGGGGGGATCAAGAAAAAGCTGATGCCGTTTTAGAGCTTGCAGTTAAGATGGGGTACAACCCGAATTACGATGGTGTTGATAGGGAATTTAAATCACCTGAAGAGTTTATTTTAAATTCCAAGAACATCCAAAACACCATGTCAAAGCAAATGAAAGCGCTTAAAGCCGAAGTGGAAGATCATAAAATTGGTTTAAAGCAACTGCAAAAGCACAATGAAACGGTCTATAAAGCTCAAATTGCTCAGATGGAAAACAGGATTGCCGAACTAAAGGCTCAAAAAAAAGAAGCCATAAGAGACGAAGACCCCGAAAGGGCAATGGAACTCGATGAGCAAATTGGCAAATTAGAAAAGACATCTAAAGAAAAACCACCGGAAGTTACGGAAGTAAACCCTGAGTTTAAAAAGTGGGTTGCTGAAAATGAATGGTATACGGAAGATGACGAACTTTGTGAATACGCAAATATACAGGCGGCAAACAACCCGAAATACAAGGGGCTTTCTGCCAAGCGGTTGTATGCGATGATTACAAAGGACGTTAAAAAAATGTTTCCCGAAAAATTTGAACAAAAGGAAGAAAAATCTCCTGATCCTCCCAAACCTAAAGCGGCTGTTGTGGAGAGTTCATCGAGAAAATCTTCCAGCAAGTCAAAATTTACGGAAAAAGATTTAAGTGATAATCAAAGAGAAACCATGAAGCGGTTCATCAGATTAGGTGCGGTAAAAAAGAAACAAGATTACATAGATGAACTGGCCAGAATTGGAGAACTGTCATAGGACGGAGGTAAATTATGGATTTTATTTTAAGGGATGATGAGACACCATTTGCAACTCCTGAAGCTGCGAAAAGTAAGCGCACTAAAATGGGAAACGATGGTCTGAGTTTTAAGGTTGTTTCGGTTGAGGGGGGTTTCGCTCTTCAACGTAAAAGCAGGTCTACAAAGCGAATTCCGATTCATTCAAGAAATCGGTTGACCGTAGACCCGAAGGATAAAGACCAGAATTTCGAGTACAGGATTGTAAATGACGAACCAGGAAGGATTCAAATGTTCCTTGATGCTGGCTATGAGATTGTCAAAAACAACGTTCCAATTGGCGATCCACAGGTTGGTGAAGGTGAACAAGTTGGAAAAATAGCTTCTAAGCATGTTGGCTCCGGCAGGAAGGGGTATTTAATGAGAATCCCCAAAGAGTTTTATGAGGAAGATCAGCAACTAAAAGCTGATAAAATTAAAGATCAGGAGTCGCATATAAAGCGTGGACCTAATAAAAATGAAGGCCAATATGGAGAGGTAAAGATTGGTCGGAGGACTCCTACTTACTAATCTAATGCCTGTCCGTAGAGCCTATTAATTTTGGAGGTAATTTAAATATGGCGAATGCAGATAGACCGCGAGGCTTTACTCCGGTCAGGCATCTCAATGGTTCGCCCTGGAATGGTGCTGTTGAGGTATTTTATCATTCTACGGCGGACGCAACGGCCATTTATAAAGGTGAACTGGTGATTGGAATTGTCGGTCTTGCCGGTGCGGGTTCTGACCCGTTAGGCAAATTCCCCGGCTGTATTGCGGCTTCTAAGGCTGCTCAAGACACCCAACACCTTTTGGGCGTTGCTTGGACTTTTGGCAACACGCCTGATGTTGCTGCCAGAGTGGATAATCTTAATGCGGCAAATTATTGCCCTGCATCCACAGGTATGTATATCGGCGTTATAACTGATCCCTCTACTGTTTTTTCGATTCAAGACAGCGGTGGAACCGCATTAACTGCGGTGCAGATTGGTTCTTACATTGACATTTCAACCTTTACTTCTGCCACTGCATGTGGAAGCACTACAACGGGCAGGAGTTATATGGAAGTGGACACTTCTTCAATTGGGGCTTCAAATGCTCATATGTGTCGGGTTTTAAGACTTTCTCCGAGACCTGATAACGAACTGAGTTCTTGGGCTGATTGGGAAGTTATTATTAATTATCACATTGACAAGCAGATTCCGGCTAGCACCGGCTACGCATCCACTTAATAGGAGGTAAACTATGGGAGTTATAAATACCGGATCGTTTGCCAAGGATTTGTGGCCAGGTGTCCGGAGCTGGTATGGGATGAAATACAAAGAATATCCCGTGGAACACCTGCAAATCTTTGACAAATACACTTCAGACAAAGCGTTTGAGGAAGACGTTGGATCAGCAGGATTTGGGCTTGCTGTGCAGAAAACGGAAGGTGGCACTATCACCTACGATGATGCAGAACAGGCTTTCATTGATCGCTACACTCACGCTACCTATGCACTTGGTTTTATCATCACAAGAGAAATGCATGATGATGGTATTTCCGCAACGGTGGCTTTGAGGCGCGCCGGAGCATTGGCCTTTAGTATTCGCCAGACTCAGGAAACAATCGGCGCAAACGTCTTAAATCGAGCGTTTAATTCTAGTTATACATTTGGTGATGGTGTCGAGCTTTGTTCTACTGCCCACCCGAATCAGAAGGGTGGAACCTGGAGAAATGAGCTTGCAACTGCTTCTGACCTTAACGAAGCATCTTTAGAACAGGCATGTATTGATATTGCCGACCTTGAAACGGACAGTGGGCTTAAGATTGCCGTAAGACCGAAAAAACTGATTATTCCGAAAGAATTGGTTTTTGAAGCCGAAAGGTATCTTAAAACTACCCTGCGTCCTGGCATGGCCGACAATGATATTAATGCTGTACGGTCTTTGGGTGTAATCCCCGAAGTTGTAGCCAATCATTATCTAACTGATACTGATGCCTGGTTTATCAAAACGGACTGCCCTGATGGGATGAAATATTTTTCCAGAAGGGAACCGGATTTTGATACTGACAACGACTTCGATACGGAGAATGCTCGCTTTAAAGCAGTCTTCCGTGGAAGTTGGGGATGTACGGATAAGCGGGGGATCTTCGGATCACCTGGAGCTTAATTAGAAACAACAAAAAATAGATGGGGTGTTTGATCGGATTAACACTCCATCTATTAAAAGTGCTTCATGGCTTGTCCGATTCAGGCTGTACCGAAAGGGATGGAGCAGGGAGTAAAATATGACTACATTTGGAGATCAAGTTTATCAATACGGTGGAATGCCTGTTGGTGGCGTAATGACTACGGGGAACGTGTTTTTTGTAAGTTCCGTAACCGGGTCTGATGGCAACAACGGCAAGAAACCCTCACAGGCGTTTGCCACTCTTGACAAGGCAACTAACGCTTGTACTGCCAACAAGAACGATATTGTTTACATTATGCCGAATCATGCCGAAACAATTTCTGGGTCTACTACGTGGGTTCCTGACATTGCCGGCGTTCAGTACATTGGTGTGGGTTTGGGTGCGGATGCTCCTGAACTTACCTTTAGCGCAACAGGTAGCACGATTGACGTAACGGGTGCTAATAGCCTGTTTAAAAATATTCGGTTTATCGCAGGAATCAGCGCGGTTGTAGAGGGAATTGATGTAGGCGCGAATCACGTAACCTTTGAAAATTGTACGTGGGATTTTTCTTCAACCGGATATGATTTTGTTAAAATGATTGATTTTACGTCTGCTGATTATTGCACCGTAAAAAATTGTCGGTTTATTGCAGAGAACGCAACTGCTGGATCTGAAAGAGGTGTTCATTTTGAAGCCGCAGATCATTTAATTGTGGAAGGCTGTCTTTTTACCGGTGATTATTCCGCTGCACCAATTACCAGCACGGATGCTGATGTTAGCAAGAGTGTGCTGATTCTTAACAACAGGATTTACAATGATGATACCGCCTCAACAAATGGAGGTATCCGGCTGATTGCCGCAAGTACGGGTATGATTGCACATAACATGATTGCTTGGTTAAATGATGACGAGGGAGATAAGGTTATTGATCCTGGTAGCTGTATAATGTTTGAAAATTACACGGCAACCGCAATTGATACTTATGCGCTTGCCACATTGCATGGAACGGCAGCAAGTTAATGTTAAAGGGTCTGTGTTTCGTGCAGACCCTTTAGAAAGGAAAAAGGATGAAACAGATTGTCTATTTTACGGACAGTATGCTTGAGGAGGAATTAGCAGAGGCGACAAGGAAACAAATTTTAAAGGCAGCAAACGGGATACCGATTATAAGTGTATCTCAAAAACCGTTGGTCTTTGGCAAGAACATTTGTGTTGGTTACAAACCAATATGCTATCTCAATCTTTACGAAGCCCTTTTGACGGGTCTTGAAGCCACACCCGAAGATAGCATTATTTATGTGTGTGAACACGACGTATTTTATCATCCGAGTCATTTTGAGTTTGTTCCATCCAGAAAGAACAGGATTTATTACAATTTAAATCGGTACTACTGGAAACAAAACGAAACCTTTTATTTAAAGACAATAGGCAAGAGGGCATTAAGTCAAGCGGTGGCATGTAGGGATGTTTTGATAGACCATGTTCGTGATCAGGTCAGCAAAAGAAGGGCGGGAATTTCAGCGCCATGTGAGGGCCCGTTTACGAATTTTACATCAGAATATCCGAACATTGACATAAGGCATCGCAGCAACTTTTCCAGATCGGGTTCTTACAAGAATTCAAACAAATCAAGACGGTATTGGGATTTGGATTATTGGGGAACTCCCAGAGAGTTTCAGAATAAAACTGGATACAAAAACAAAGACATCGAAACCGATGTTCATCTTCATCGGTTGTTTAACAATGACAAAAAAGACAGTCCTGTTATCATTCCGAAGTTCAACAGATGGTATTTGGTCGGGTTATTTCATTCTCTTGGTTTTAAAAAAGGTGCGGAAATCGGTGTCAAGCGAGGGGATTATTCTCACCAAATTTGTAAGGGCATGAAAGATGTTCATTTAAAGTGTGTTGATAATTATTTACCTGGACCGAATTTAGCATGGGACGAATCGGAGGGGTTTATAAACGAGGTAAGGTTTAGGCTTAAAGACTTTGATGTGCAACACATTATAAAATCGAGTATGCACGCTGCTGAAATGGATGTTGCCAAGGGTTCTTTGGATTTTGTTTACATCGATGCTGATCATTCATTTGATTCTGTTATGCAGGATATCATTGTTTGGGCTCAACGGGTGAGGGTTGGCGGGATTGTAAGTGGGCATGATTACGATCTTCCCGGTGTAAAAGAAGCGGTGGATGTTTATACAAAAGTGCATGATCTTGAATATTTTGTAACTGAAACAGGGGAATCGTATCCCGATAGTTCTCCGTCTTGGTTTTTTGCGATAAAGGAGGAAGGATGAAGGTTTTAATAACAGGAGGTTGCGGTTTCGTAGGGCATCACGCTGTCGAGTATTACTTAAAAAATACCGATTGGGATATTCTGATATTCGACAAAATGACATATGCTTCTTACGGGCTTGACAGAATAAGAGACATTGAAGCGTTTGACAGCAAGAGGATAAACTTTTTTTCGGTAGATTTAACAAGACCGATTTCAATCGGGTTGCTTCAAGAGTGTGGGGATGTTGACTACATTCTTCATATGGCGGCAGAAACGCATGTAGACAGGTCAATAGAAAATCCTTCAAGCTTTGTTTATTCCAATGTTGTCGGCACAATGAATATGTTGGAATTTGCCAAGCAGGTTATTCCCAAAGCGTTTGTTTATTTTAGTACGGATGAGGTTTACGGTCCGACAAGTATCAGCCCTGTTACCCCACATATTTTACATTCACATAAACAAGATTTTAAAGAATGGGACAGATACAACTGTACGAACCCGTATTCCGCAACTAAAGCAGGGGCAGAGCAACTAACATTATCTTACATGAATACCTATGGATTAAAAGGATTCATCGTTAATTGTATGAACATTTTCGGTGAGAGACAGCACCCTGAAAAGTTTATACCGCTTTGCATCAGAAAAATATTAAACAACGAAACAATTTACATTCACGGCAGTGTTGAGGGAATAAGCGGTTCCCGATTTTATATTCATGCCAGAAACGTTGCGTATGCGGTTCACTGGCTATTGGATAAATTTACACAGAGAGACAAATACAATATCGTGGGGGAAAAGGAAATCACCAATCTTGAGCTTGCAAAAAGTATTGCGGATATCATTGGTGGGAAACTTAAGTATGAGATTGTTGATTTTCATTCAAGCCGGCCTGGGCATGATTTGCGGTATGCGCTTGACGGCAAGAAAATGCGAGACATGGGGTATACAATTCCGGTGTCAATCGAGCAATCCTTAAAGAAAACTGTTGAGTGGACATTAAAAAATCAGAAATGGTTATAGGAAAGGATAACAAAATGAAAAGGGTAAATATAATGGGAAGCGCGCCGGGGTGGGAGGAAGTTCCCGAAGACAACGGCGCAATTTGGGGTGTTAATAATACTCACATCCTAAGAGATGTTGACCTTATTATAGATATTCACCAATCCAGGTTACAGCCCACAGAAGAAAAAGATTTGGTTCATTTAAAACTTTTAAGAGAAAAAGACATACCGACATACGCAATTGAAAAAATGGAGGGTTTTCCTAACGTAAGAAGGTATCCCATAGAAGAAATCAAAAAGGAGTTTAACACGGATTATTTTGGAAGCGGGATAGATTTTCTTATTGCGTTAGCTATTCATAAGGGTGCAACAGACATTCATATGTACGGAGTATGGATGAAAAAAGGTGGGGAGTATGATCTTCAAAAACCCAGTGTAGAATTTTGGATAGGGTACGCAATGGGTAGGGGGATAAACTTTGAAGTTCATGGCAATACGGAGATTTTAAGAACCCACAACGGTCTGGTTTATGGTTATCAAACCCCTCAGAAGTGGGTCGATAAAGAAATCCCAAACCATATCAGCCTAAAAGAGTTGATAGAAAGGTTTGAAAACAATGAAGATCTTATTCACGGTTAGAGCGCTATCGCATTTTTCTTATATTGAGCCTATTGCAAAAGAGCTTAATAGAAAGGGCCATAGTGTAGATCTTTTGTTTGATAAAAAGTGGAGTGGCAGGGACAGTGATCACACAGTTAAGTGGTTTATAACATATCATAAATTTGTTCGTGTTGGCTGGTTGTCTTATAGAAAAGATTTTTGGCGCAGGATAATTTTCTTGTGGCGGGAAATAAAAAGTTATCTGAGCTACACCGATAGAAATCAGTCGGAATATTATTTGAACAGGTGGAACGGGTATCTTCCGTTTCTAATTAAACATATAGTAAAAATAAAGTTAATACAGCTAATCTTAAAAAGAATTAATCTGGAAGGTATCGTTCCACCTGATACTGGGATATCTTCTAAGGTTCGTGATTATGACATGGTAATAGCAACACCATGTAATCACAGGTTTTCAGAGGAAATTGAGTACATAAAAGCTGCTAAAGTCGTTGGGGTTCCTACCGCGATAGTGGTTTTAAGTTGGGATAATTTAACTACCAAGGGTTTGTTCCATGTTGTGCCTGATGTGCTTTTAGTCTGGAACGAATCTCAGTTGTGGGAATCGGTTAGGATTCACGATATTCCATACGATAAGATAAAAATTATTGGCGCACCGTTTTTTGAGAAATGGGCTTATATGTTGGGGAGAGCTGAAAGCCGCAAGTTGTTTTGTAGTCGGGTGGGAATGGACCCTGAAAGAAAATTTTTTATGTATGCAGGATCTTCATCCAAGATTGCAAAAGACGAAAAATGGCTAATTGAAAAACTTCATAAGGCGCTACCGGAATATCAGATATTATTTAGACCGCACCCTGCTAATCATAGGCAGTATTTTAATTTAAATATGAAAGACGTTTTTGTGTTTCCCCAGACAGGCGCACTTCCTGAATGTTGGTCGAGGCAACGTGAGCTTTATAATTCTATAAGACATTGTGAATTTGTAATTGGTATCAATACAAGTGCAATGCTTGATGCCATTATTCACGATAAACCAACGATAGCTTTCATTACTGAAAAGTATGAAGACACCCAAATCAAAGCAAGTCATTTTAAGCCGTTATCAAAAGCAATGTATTTATGCCACTGTGTTAACGATGTAAAGATTTTGGTTTCGGACCTATCGGATTTTTATGGAGCGACCAGGAGAGAGTTTGTTAAAGATTACATTTTTCCAGAGGGTAAGCTTGTTGGAGAGAATGCAGTTAATGTGATTGAAAGCCAATCCAAACATATCGGTATCGGAAAGGGCCAGCTATGCGGCAAAGGATAAACATATTAGGTTGTGCGCCTGGATGGGAAAAAGCCCCGCTTGACGGTAGCAACGGGGAGATTTGGGGTTTAAACGATGTCCACCTTTGCACAAAGGTTGATGTTGTAGTTGATGTTCATAATCTTCAAAGAATTATAAAAGGCAAGGAAAAAATAAGGCGTAGTCCCGAAGTTATAAAAAAGTGCCTTAAGAACCTTAAGAAAACAAAAACGATTTGTTACAGCACTAAAGAAATAAAAAACATTCCGAACATAAAAAAATACCCTTATAAGGAAATCGTAAAGAAATACGATTCTGATTATTTCGGGAGTGGGCCTGACTATGCTGTGGCATTAGCTATTTATAAAGGTGCAACTGAGATTCATACCTACGGTATTTTAATGTGCATTGATGAAGAGTACGCACACCAAAAACCAACATTTGAACATTGGTTGGGGATAGCAAAGGGCGCGGGGGTAAAGGTAATAATTCACGATTCTAATAATATGTCCTCTATTCTTAGGACAAAAAATGGGTTTATTTATGGGTATAACACTCCCCAAAGATGGAAGGAAATGGTTATGCAATATCCAACCCAATTTATAGAGAGCTATTCGTAATGTATATACCTGGAGACCATTGGCTTATCTGTGATCGATGCGGCTTCAAAACACGCAGATCGCAAGCGCAAAAAACATGGGACGGGTTAATGGTGTGCTTTAAAGATTGGGAACCGCGACATCCACAAGATTATATGGTTAAGGGTGTTCCTGATGGAAAGTTTGTGGTGGATGCAAGGCCAAGACCGGCTGATGTTTTTAGAACAGCTACAGGGGTGCAGCAATCTATCGGAACTGAAGACCACCTTGAAATTGAAGAATCTGAAGACCCTTTTCTGACAGAGGATGGGGATTTTCTGGAGTTAGAATAATATGGCAAGATCGGGTTCAACTGATTTTAATTTAGAACAGAGCCAAATTTTAAACGGGGCTATCAGGATAATTCAGGGCATGGGAGGTAAGCTTCCCGGTGGCAGAAAAACAGCCATGTCTGAACTTCAAGATGCCGCCCAGGCTCTTAATATGATGCTTAAGCAATGGCAGGGTGAGGGGGTTGGGCTTTGGTTAAACAAAGAAATTAATGTATTTCCCGCTTATCAAACTGGAAGTTATTCATTAGGGTCAAGTGGTGATCACGCAGCTATTTCAATAATAAAAACAGAGCTTTCTTCAAGCGTTTCTGCGTCAGGAACTTCTCTTACGGTAGATAGCATAACAGGAATATCTGATGCAGATGCAATCGGGATAGAACTTGATGATAACACCCTTGATTGGACAACTGTAAACGGTGCTCCGTCTGGTAGTACGATTACGATAACAACTGGTTTAACAAGTGCCGCTGCTACCGATAATAATGTGTATACCTATACAACAAAAAGTGGGAGACCACTTTCTATCACAGAAGCAAGGCTCCATAGAGATAGTGCAACTGACACTCCGCTTACTCTGTTAAATCGTGACGAGTGGATGGAGATTGCCTCAAAAGAAACAAACGGAACTCCGACCTGTGTTTATTATGATCCGCAATTAGACAGTGGGGTTTTGTATGTTTGGCCCCGTCCTTCCACAGTGGATAACTGGATAAAGCTTACCGCAAGAATGCCCATTCAGGATTTTGATGCCGCTGAAAATGATCCTGATTTTCCAACAGAATGCATGAGAGCGGTTAAATACAACTTGGCTGTAGAATTAAGCCATGAATATACGGGGATTGATTTGGGGCGATACGACAGAACAAAAAAAATGGCAGATAACTTATATCGATCTTTGGTAATGGTCGATGCTGAATACAGTTCCTATCAATTCAAGGCGTGGGATTAATAAATGGCAACTTCTTCAACATATACAGAAACAAGAACCGCAACCCAGCTAATTACTGATGCTCATTTTGAGATCGGGATAGTAGATGCTGAAGAAGCGATTGATTCTGATCATCTTGAGTTTGGCATCAGGTTTTTAAATGATTTGATTTATCAGTTAAAGGGGCCGGCAAGTGGGTATGCGAAATCAATTAAGATGTGGCAATTGGAAACCGCAAGCTTAACACTTGTCGCAAATCAATATTCATACAGCCTCAAACCTTCTGGTGGGGATTTGGCTATCCAGATACCCGAAGAAATCGTTGCTGCCAATATGCAAGTGACTTCAACCACTTCTGACACGCCGATGAACCCGATGACGCTCGATGAGTACGAGGCAATAACCGATAAGACCGAAACTGGAACTGCCACACGATTTTATTACGAAAGAAAGACATCAGAGGGTACGTTTAAGATTAACAAAGCACCTACTTCTGCAATAGCTTCTGCCAATACGATACAGTTAAAATATCGTCAACCGATTGAGATTGTGTCGGCTGGAACGAATGAATTGGATTTTCCGAATCATTGGTGGAGGGCAATAAAGTTTCAGTTAGCTTTAGACTTAGGATGTGGATATTCGATTGATGAGAAAACATGGCAGAGAGTGTTTTTTTTAACAAAACAGTCGATGGCCTTAACTAACATATTCGATACTGAATTTATTAACATATATGACATGCCAGTGAGAAATATAGAATGACAACGAGAGCACAACAATTTGACGTATTAAGAGCGCCTGTAATTGATTACAGAGATGGTTCTGTAGCAGCGGGGTTTGTTGTTTATTTTTACGAAGGGGGAGGGACATCAACCTCGAAAAGCGTGTGGACGGAGAAGGAAAAAACAAACTCTTATACCACAAGAACATTGGGTTCTGATGGAACAGTAACAGTATATGGGGATGGGGTTTATAGGCTTGCTATCTATGATGGCGATACGTTGGTTTATGATTGGGACAACATAAAATGTCAGGCTACTACCTATACTGTTGAAGCGAAGTCTGGAGACTATACAGCTACTCCTGATGATGATTTTATAAAGGTCGATACCTCAAGTGACGATGTTACCATAAGCATTCAAACGGTTGCTAACTTTGAGCGTCCATTAACGTTTAAGAATGTGGGTGGTGGTGCAGGGAATTCTCTAATAATAGATCCATATTCTACCGAAACAATTGATGGGGATAGTACCTATACGATTACTGGAGACAAAGAATCGATCACCCTTTATCCCGATACAGCGTCGAGTACATGGAGAAAAGGGGAAAGCAAGGCTCTATACAACCTTCATCTTGGGGGGTTGAATCGTCCTCAATTTACGTGGAATTCTACTTCAAATATTGTAGTGGGCGCAGGGTCTTACGATGTAGACGGTAAGCTTGCAAGGTTTAATTCAACTGTGGCGACTGCTGCGATTTCAAGTGGTGGGACTGATTGGCATTATCTTTACATAGATTACAGTGGTGTTCCATCTAATGCTATTATGGTTTCTACCGCTATGTATTGGAGTTCATCTGAACCTTCCTTTAGCGGAACGAAGCTTGGGTATTATCACGGCAGCAATACAAGCGACAGGTGTATTTTTGCTGTTTATACGTACTCTGATGATATTTTAGAATTTTGGCACAATGGCAATTACGTGTCTTTTGCTGTATCGGTATCAGTTCAGGGAGAAACTGATTATGACACTACGTTTACGGATTCAAGCGCTTTTCGTGTTCCGGTTTTTGCAGAACGTGTTGACACGAGAGTAACGTTGGATGCGGCGGGCTCAACTAATTCGGCATTTGGATATTGGAGACCAAACGGGTCTACTGCAACAGGAAATCAAATAGGGCAATCAATTCAAGATGCAGACGGAGAGTTTAGCGATTACACTATATCACAAACAATGATTGTAGGAACAGACGATAAAGTAGAATTAAAATATTCGTCTGCGGGTGATCACAAAATGGGTGTTTATCAAGATGGTTGGTATTTGGGGAGAGGTATGTAATGGAAAAGTTTTTTATAATTTATGATGTTAACACTGGGTATCAAACATCCGGCAGTGGAATGGTTAATACTGGTGAGTCTTCTGATGGCACAACTGTAGCAGAATGGATTGCAAGGATGCTTGCTAAAGACTCAGACAATAGAGTTGCGTATTTTGAAAAGGACACCAGTTTTGATCCGAGCACCCAAAAGATTTTAGATGATAGGATTGTTTTAAAGGAGCAAGGCGAAGTGCAGAAAGAATTAAAGGCAAAGACTGCAAACAGGCAGTTAAAAGGTAAGGTGTTGGAGTTGTTTGAAATGCTTTTAGCGGTTTGGGAAGTAGGGGTTGAAAAAGAGTTGTGGTCAGCCACAGATTTAACTCCAGAGCTAAGAGTAAAAGCTACTGAATGGAAAAAATATTTGGCGGATTTATAATGCCGATAGCAAACATACCATTATTTTCTGGTCAAGACGCTGCGATTATCATGGGGGATGAGTCCGGCGAAAAAGAACATCACGGTTCATTGAGAGATGTTTATGTCGATGAGCTTGGGACTATTCATCGAAGACCGGGGTTAACTGAATATTCGGATTTATCAACATCCTCTCCCATTGACGGGTTGTTTTGGTGGAACGCACAGGATTGGGTATTGTCTGCGTCTAATGGAAACACCTATAAGGTTACAGACAAAAACGGGTCCAATACTCAAATCACACATGATAACACGGATTGGGCTAAATCCGGTAGGGTGGTATTCGCTGATTTTAAAACAGCAATTTACGGCGCAGATCGGTTTAAAATAAAAAAGATAACGAGCTCCGCGAATGTCATTGACATGGCAGATTCAAGTGCGCCCACCACGGTTTCTCATGTGGCATTTATTGATAAGTATCTTCTTGCAAACAACTTAAATTCTGCACAATGCCACAGGTCGGACGTAAACGATCCCGATACATGGGGTTCTAACTATTTTAGTCCCGAAACCCAAAATGACTACCTAAACTCTGTGATTGTTGCCAACCAGGAAGTCTACCTTATGGGGGAGCGAACCTTAGAGTTCTGGTATGATGATGGTGCAACACCGTTTATCAGAGAAGAGGGCGGGTTTATTAATAGCGGTACAAACGCAAGGTATAGTTTCGGTTATTGTGAACCGCCGATTGATAACTTTTGTTGGTTGGATCATAACAGAGTTCCGGTAATGATCAGTGGGAGAAACACCACACCGATAAGCGGCACAATTGCCAAGTACATACAAGACTTTGATTATGTGGATGATTGCAGGGGTGACTATATTGTAATCGACGGTAGACCTTATTATATATTTTCGTTTCCATCAGAAAACGAGTGTCTTGTTTGGGATTTTGGGTCAAAGCTTTGGTACAAGTGGGGTTATTGGAATTCGGTAAAAGCGGGGTATGATCGCTGGAGAGCGAATTGCTTTTGTTCTGTTCCTGAGTGGGATTACCTTTTAGCTGGAGACGGGGCTAATGGAAAAATTTACAGGATAGACAACAGCGTGTATCAGGATGATAGCGATACAATAAGAAGCCTTGTTAGAACCGGAAGAGTTACACATGAATATTCGGGAAGAAAGAAAAAGTGCAAGGGCATAAATCTGAGAGTAAAGAGGTCTGCCTTATCAACGGGTACAAAGAAAATTCTAATTCGATACAGAAATGATGGGCAAACCGATTGGCATAACTGGAAAGAAATATCCTTAACGCAGAATACCGGAACTACCGAATCGATTATAACGTATCGCAAGCCGTTGGGAATGTATTACAACCGGCAGTGGGAAATTGTAGTGACGGACAACATTGGAATTTCAATTGTTGGTATGCAGGAAGATTTTGATTATCTATGAGTATCGTTCGCCAAATAAGACTCCCGCGTGTTGATAATGATCCAGAGTGGATTAAAAGATTGATGGATCTTTTGTCTTATCAGACATATGCAGGAGACCCAACCAATAATGCGGAGCCGAGATGGATAAGAGATTGGTGTCATGATACTACCAATGACAACTGGTATATATCTCACGGTACGGACTCTTCGGATTGGCAGGTTGTAACATGATAGTTGAAGCAACTGATAAAGACCTGAGAACGATTTCAGTTATGGGTGGGTCTTTTATAAACGACTCTGTTAGTTCAAAGTATATTTGTTTTAATGCCGACAGATTTTATAAAGTGCTTAACGAATTGACAAAGTCAGGTGGATTGAAGGTCTGGGTCGCAAAAGAAGATGGTTTAATTGTTGGTGCAGTTGGGCTTTTGATTACACCTAACGTATATGATTATAAACAGATGTTGGCAGACATTTATTTTATAGATGTAATTCCAAAATTTAGAAACAAAGGAATTGCAAGTGGTTTTATGGATGTGTGCGAATGGTATTGTTCCAAAAATAAAATAACAGCCTTAACCGTTTCTTTCAAAAATCAAAAGATTGCAGATAACATTGCAAGAAAGAGAGGGTATCAAAAAATAGAATACAAATTAATTAAAGAGGTTTCAAGATGGCAATAGGTGCAACAGCGGGTTCTCTTGTTGGTGCTGGCATTTCTGCCCTGACACAATCAAGTTCGGCTGATAAGGCGGGCAAAGCCGCTCAAGATGCAGCGAAGTATCAAACCGATGCAATCATGGAGATGTTCAATCTCACACGGGAGGACTTTGCGCCTTTTCAAGAAATAGGATTGCAGGGTCTTTTCGGGTTAACGGGATATGAACCTGTATCTTCAGTTACCGAAGAACAAAACGCGCAGTATCAAACGGATCTTGCCAAGTATGAAGCTGATATGGCTGAATACCAGGCCAACTTGGCTGATTGGCAAATGGGCGGGGGCGCGAGAGCAGAGATTCCTGAGTATGATCAGTATGGTAGATACATAAGTGCCGCTCGTCGCCAAAGTATGGAAAGAGCGCAAAGGGGGGAACGACCTGTTGAACCCGTTAAGCCGCTTTCGCCTCAAGAACTTCAAGAAGAAACCATAACCTACGAAAGAACCGGAGAGCCAATTGACATAACCGGTGGTGCGGGAAAGTATCTTGAACAATTAGAATCAATGGATCTCACTGGTCCTGATGGTCGGGCGTTGGCAGATGTTAGCAGGGCTGATCTTGAAAAACAACTTCAGTCTTTAAGAGATTTTGACACCTCTTTACCGGAGCAATATCGACAAAGACTTGAAAATTTCGACATGAGCGCCCCCCAAAAATATTTGGGGCAACTGGAACAGGTTGATGTAAACGCGCCTAATAAATATTTGGAAGCTTATGAAGGAATCAATGTTAGAGAACCCGAACAGTACCGTCGAGCGCTTGAAGAACTTGACACTGAATTTAAGTTTGATCCCAACGATGAAGTTTATAAGTGGAGACACGAACAGGGCCAGGAAGCGATTAATCAGGCGTTAGCCGCAAGGGGTATCCATGATTCTTCTCATGCTGTGGACAGGTTGGCGCAATATACAGGTGATTTAACTGCTGATGAAGTTGACAGGCAACGTCAACGATTTCAGGAAGATTACATGCGGCAATCCGGTCAAATATCCGACCTTTATAATATGGCGGTATCTGATGTTGGTCGTAGGGGTGGGCAACAGTTAGACCTTTATGATTTGGCATCACAGGGAGTGGGCCGGCAGCAAGGTCAATTATCGAATCTTTTCGGGCTTTCATCTGGGGATGTGGCGCAAAGATACGGTAGGGAAATGGATTTATACAATCTTGCCAATCAGGATGTTGCTCGAAGGTATGGTCAACAGATGGATGTACTTGGTGCAACCGGGGAAGATTATTCCCGAAGATACGGTCAACAGATGGACCTTTATAATATAGCAAACCAAAAGCTTGATAGAAACTATGGCAGAACAATGGATCTGTATAACATGGCGTCTAACATTGGTGGCAAACAATACGGCGCTGCTATGGATTTGGCTAATATCGGAATGGGTGCTGCGGGTTCGTCTGGAAGTGCTGCACAAAATGCAGGAAGCCAGCTTTCTTCCGCATATGGAAACCTTGGGCAAAACCTTGTCAGTAACGAACAGGCGAAAGGCGCGATACAGGGATCTTTCTGGAGTGGAGCTGGTGGGCTTCCCTGGCAATACATGGCGGCATCTAATTATATGAAGTAGGAGTTAAAATGTATCAAATAGTAGACCCGTGGGGGGGAACAAAAGACGCTTTAAAATATTATGCTCGTTCCAAAGAATATCAGGACACAAAAGACCGAACTGAACTGATGCGTAAAGGAATGGAGTATGAAAAACAAAGAACAGAGTCTCAAATAGCAGCACGAAAGGCTCAAGAAAAACGTGCTGAAAAAAGTTTGAAAATACAAAAAGGGATAGCACAATCTACTCATTTTCAAAATTATATAACTTATGCGGATACGATGCTACAGGCGTTGGGGAAAGAACGTTATCCTTATTTTTATAAAAACTTTGTTGGAAAGAAACAGCCCATGTTTGGGGATGTTATGTTGCCAGAAGGTATTTTGCCGACCCCAAAAGAAACAGCCGGATACACAGACAAACAATGGGAAGTTTTGCTCGACGGTATTAGTTCTAAGCGGCGCGATCTTAATAGAAAGCTTGAGGAAAATGCTGCTCTTGCAACTCAGCAATATAACCTTGAGTATGATTTTAAAAAAAGGTCAAATGAATTAGCGTTAACTCAAAAAAAAGCTATTGCTGATGCGGATGCAATCAAAGCAAAAAAACTTGCAGACATAGAAATTGAAAAAGCAAGAAAAAAACAAGAGATGGGTGATTCGGATCGAAAGTATTCTGATAAACTTAATCAGCAAAAATTTGAAGCTTATGATGCTTTTTTAAAGGGTGAAGCAACTCCTGAACAAATTAAAGCATACGGTCTTGACAAAGATGTGTATCTTGCTCAAGCCGCAAAATTTATTAGCGAAGATCCTGAAAAGAGTTTTTTGCCTGCTGATGAAAAAATCAAAGAAATTATCAAACTGGCTGAGACGATTCGAGAAGCGTCAATGAAAAAACAAAATGATCCACATGGCATAAGAGAGTTACTTTTTAGAAAAGATGAGCCTTAAAGATTACAGAAAAAAATTTCCTCAATATGATGATCTTCCTGATGATCTGTTAGCAAAAGGGTTGTATCTAAAATATGGGGAAGCCGAAACGCCTGAATACTTTGCTGAAAAGATTGGGTTTAGTGGGGTTATTGATGTTGAGCCACATCTAACGGAAGAAGTGGGATTTGTTCAGCAAGACGCTCCGATTGAAGAAGGTATAAAAGCTTTAGGTGAGTTTCGTAAAGACCCTGCTTCATCATATACCCCTGAGTTGGTTGAGGGGGCAAAGTCTACTGCCAGGAGTGTCCTAAAATTTGCTGCAGATATAATTGAACCTGCGGCGCGTGGCTATAGCGAGAGTTTAAAATTTAAATCTAATATAACGGATAAAGATATAGATGTAAATCCTAAAGAACCTCCAGAACCATTGGTTGACAAATTAAAAAAGCTATATAATGCAGATATATTAAAAGAAAAAGAAACACCTGAAAGAAATGGAATTGTTGATAGTTATACGGCTGATTTTGTTAGAATGTTTCCGCAAATGGCGACAATGCTTGGTTCTGCTGCTGTTGGTGGTCCTATAGCGGGTGGAATGGCAATAGCTATACAAATAGCAGGCGGAACAAGTGAAGAACTTGAGAAGAAAGGTGTTCCGAAAGAAAAAGCGGTTCCTTTAGGTATTGCCAATGCGATCATGCAAGCACCGTTAGAGGCTATTGGTGCCGGAAAAATTTTAAGTGTTTGGAAACCTCAGAAGACCATACTTCAAAAGCTCAAAAAAATAACGGCGGCGGGATTCACGGAATGGTTTACGGAGCTTGTGCAAAGCTATCCGGACAAAGCAGTACATCTTATCGCAGAAAACCCCGATTTAAACGAGCTGAAAAAATGGGATAGATTTGTATCTGAGGTTTGGGATGCAACAAAGCAGGGAGCCTACGAAGGCACGCTGACCGCACCGTGGGCATTATTGGGGTTAGCAGGTCCGTCAAAGGCGATGCGGGAGGATGTCAAAGAAGACCAACCGCCAGAGACGCAACAGCGGGAAGATGGACTCCCGATGTCGATTAACAAGAGGATCATTGCCCAAAGAGCCGAAGCTTTGCAGTCCGTTCCCGCTTTGCCCACCGGTCAAGGTTTTGAGTATCAAAATTTGCAACGTGACAAGGCAAAAAGAGTAGCCAACCAGGAATACATTGACAGTCAACAGGCGGCGGTCGAAACGGAACTGATGCAAAATGAATCTGCCCGCGAAGCAATGCGTCGTGATGCCGAAAAGCGCAGAAAAGAGTTTGTCGAAAAGGACATGGTGAAACCGTGGGGCAAAAACGAAAGGCGCATAGCGCGACAAATCAAGCTTGAATATGGCAATGATTACAGCATTGATACTGAACAGATGAAGAGGCTTGTATCAAATCGCAAGTTTTTTGATATGGAGGCGAAGCGTTTTGGGATTGAACAATACGAAAAGCCCAAAACCCCGGCTGAAAATTTAACATCTGCTATTGAAGCTGTCATTGATGCAAAATTAACACAGAGAGGTATTCCCGATGAAAAATTGTCAGAACAGAAACCAGAATTGTCAGAAAGCGCAGAATTGCCAGGGCAACAAGCACAACAAGAGTTGCCAGAAAAGGCAAGGCTGTCAGAACAACCCGAAAAAATAAGGGAGGAAAAAGTTGCCGAAAGCATACGAAAAGATGAGGGACAAGTTCAAGAAGCAGGGGTTGAGCGACAAAGCCGCGAAGAAAAAAGCAGCCAGGATTTACAAATCGAAAAACCCCAAAAGGCCGGTGACGAGAAAGCGGCACAGGTAGAATCCGATATATCCGAAAAAGTTAAAAAGCGTATTCAGGGATTTGACAAAAGGCGCAATGAGCTTGAAAAAGAGGCTGCTGAGATTGAATCTGAGTTGTCGAAGAAAGAGCCTTGGGAGATGACTTATGATGAATATCGAAAATCATTGCGCGGAAAGCCAGATGAGTTTGGAATACATGGGAAATTTTCCGAAAAAGACCATAAGTATGCTCACAAAATTATAGTAACGGGTGCCATCCAAGAAGGCAAAATAGACAGCCATCCCGATTATCCGGAGTTGACGAAGAAGGCCGGGAAGCGTTCGGTTTCACGTGAAACGACGGCTCCGAAACCAACGGCCATCGGAACCGCATGGGTAGGAAATCAGTGGAAACCAATTCTAAGCGCAACCGAAATAAAGCGGGGTAAAAATAAGGGAAAATTTAGGGTTGCTCTGCCTCAAAAAACATCTGCCGGCAATCAGAAAACGAAGATTGTTGATAGTGACGCTGTCCGTTTAAAAACAACGGCAGAACAGGTTATCAAAACCATAAAATCCCAATCCGGTGAAGCCCAAATAATAAACGATCTCGCTTCCTACGGCGCAGACCTAATCAAAAAAGGTCACGACACCTTTGCAAAATTCAAAACAGAAATGAAACGGCAGTTCGCAGAGGTTTGGGATAAGATAAGAAAATACATTCGCAGGGCGTATGGTTCAGCTAAGAAGATACTGAAATCTGAAAGGGGAGAGGTTACAGCATGGCATGGTTCTCCCCATAAATTTGAAAAGTTTTCGCTTGATAAGGTTGGAACCGGAGAAGGGGCGCAGGCTTTTGGATGGGGGCTTTATTTTACGGAAAAGAAAAATATTGCAAGACACTATGCGAATACCTTGAGTAGACGTAATAAACCAGACAGGGCTTATGAAACCGCTAAAAAACTGGATGGCGAACTAAGAACAGCATTCAATTGGGCATTTGAGGACTTGGCTACTTACCAAGATGTAGACCATGCGGATGTGTTAACAGAAATCAACAATGTCGTATCCGGTTATGATAACAAATATTTTACTGATGATACGGTAGAACTTATCAATAAAAATAAGGACAAATTTAAAAATATTTTAGAAAGTGATTCCAACCTCTACCGAGTCAAACTATTCAAAGGCAAAGACCCATCTGAATATACTTGGCTGGATTGGGATAAGCCGGTTGATGATGGATTGCTACGTAAAATTAAAAAAGCAGGGTTAGATGTATTTGACCCAAAAAACGATACGAGAATATCAAAAATTGATTTTGATAGGATGGCTGATCTTGGTAGCAAGATGGCAACAAAAGGAAATTTGCCACCGGCTGAAATGGCAGAATGGAAAAAATTAAGAGAAACATACAAAAAAGATAGATACCGTTTGTATCCTGGTGAAAGTGGCGAGGACATTTACAGAAAACTTTCGCAAATAGCAGGTGGCAAGAAAGAAGCCTCCCTATTCCTCCAAAGAGCAGGTATAGACGGTATTCGTTATCCTGCCGGTTCCCTGTCTGGAATAAAAGACACCGGGGCTAAAAACTATGTGGTGTTTGATGAAAATGCGGTTGATATTGTCAAAGATAAGATTCTAAATAACGAATCCGGCCAATCAGAGTTGATATCGGACTTGGTTTTTGTCGGTGCGGAATACATTAGAAAAGGGGCAGATACCTTTACAAAATTCAGAGCTAAAATGAAGTCTGAGTTTGCTCCTGTCTGGGACCGGATAAAAAAATACATCAAGCAAGCCTGGGATGCCGCAAAGAAAGTTATATCAAACGAACGTGGTGAAATAAAAATCGGAAGTGGTCGATTTAAAGAACCCTATAAAAAGATACGTGAATACCTGAAAGACAATCCAGAAGCTACTAATGAAGACATTAAAAAAGCTACTGGCATTGAATCTGAAACAATTAAGACGTTTCGTGAAACTGAAGAAACGCAGGGTGCGCCTGATATTTTAGACAAAAGCGAAAAAACCGTAGAAAAGAACACACAAGAACACAAAAAAGAATTAAAAGATTCAGAATCGGCTTTTGTCAGAACTATTATATCATATTTGCCCAAAAATCTTCAAAAATTAACTTGGTTAGAAAAGGCTTTAAAATCCCCTGAATATTATACCCACAAAGTCGCAAGAAAAATAGTCAGGGTTGCGATAGAAAGACACGATTTGTTTTCTGAAAATTTTAATGATTTTAACAATGCCGAAGATTCATTTAGTGAAGAACCTACTGTTATTCAGGCAACTCAAAATTTAAAGCACAAAGGTTTAAGGTGGAGAGATATCGTAAGGGGGAAAGTATCAGAAGAATATAAAACTCTACTTGATATGGTTGATGATGGGGATACGACTTTTGAAAAGCCAAAAGACGCTACGATAGATGAAGCTTTAAAGCTGTTTGAAGAAAAGTGGAAAGCGTTGGGAGCAACTGATGATGTAATAAATGTTTGGAAATTACAAAGAAAGGCATACGACAAAGCTCTTGAACGTATGATAAAGCCGATGCGCGAATTGCTTGCAAAAAAACAGGAGCAATCGGGTTTCAGCGGAGAAGACGTTTCTAAAGTTGATATCCCAGAATTTATGAATTTCAGAGACGAAGACGGCAAGTTAAACAAAATGTCCCTGAAAGAAGTCATAAAAATGATGGAGTCTTGGAGAGGATTTTATGCGCCAAGATTAAGGGTTGGCAATTGGGTTGTCAGAGCAACGAAAGGAGCAGGAGTTAACAGGGAATATATTAGGGAACACAGGTTTACTAAATTATCTGCCAACAAACTTGCCAATAAATTAAAAAAAGAAGGTTGGGATATTACCAAAGATGATAAGGGTAACTGGGTAACTGAGGATACTAAATTTCGTGAAAGTGTTATGCAGCATATAAAAGTTGCCGATACCGCAAAACTCCTTGAAGCTGCAAGCAATAATATAAAGGATGTAGACCCTGAATTAAGAATAAAATTTGCAGAGGATTTAATTCAGCAAACAGCCGACCTTATAAGAGCAAGGGGCTTTAGGTCTACCATGATTCACCGTAAAACAGGTGATGTTGTTAAGGGATATATTGAAGATCCTTTAGAAAGGTTTACCCGTTATATATCCAATACGGCTGCGGGGTTGGCTAAAAATGAATCAGCGTCAAAAATGGTCAAGATTTTATTGGGTAGATACAATGCTAAAGGAGAGAAAGAAGGGGGTATTGATCCAGAAAAAGAACATCGTGTCTACGCTACGATGCAAAAATATATTGATGAGCAATTAAGAAATGCCGACTTGTCAGATAGAGTTGTTGGTATGGCTAAATCATTGGCAACATTTAAATATCTTGGCTTGCCAAATGTCAGAGCACCGTTTATCAACAAAACTGCAATGCTTACTACCGTACCCGCTGCAATACATGAATATGTCGGAAAGGGCAAGGTTCCGTTTAGAAAGATTTTAACTGAAATCTTAAAAGCTGAAAAAGATTATGATGCGTTCATGATAAAAGGAACCTCAAAAAATCTTAGCAGGGACGAAAAAATCTGGTTAGAAGAAATCAAGCAAAAGGGTTATGACGATCCACAGTATACAAGAGATGCTATCGGAACTATTCAGTCTTTACACGGGCGAGCATGGTCAAAAGCAATGCAGGGATCTATGTGGCTTTTTGGTAAAACAGAGATGTCTAACCGTGGGGCGACGTTGCTTGCGGGATACCGTATAGCTAAAAAAGCAGGAGAAGCATCAGTGGATTCTCAGGCATTAGCTAAAAAAGCAATGGAAAGGGCACATGCGCTTTATGGTAAGGCCACCCTACCTGAATGGGCGCAGGGACCGCACCTTGCTGCGAAAGTGGGTCAGATGCTTTATGTGTATGGGAAGTTCGGACATAACTATGCTCAGATGCTTTACAACCTTGGAGTCAAGAAAAAAAACATAAAAGCTTTGATGTGGGGGTTGTCTTCCAATGTTGTCCTTGGTGGAGCTAAGTCGTTTATTCTTATAAATTTTATAGCTGGCATGGCTAAGTTTTTAATGCCTGATGAAAGGGATCCTGAAAAGATTTTTTGGGATGGTGTTAGGGAAAATTTAGGTGATACGGGGGAAAGGGTTCTACGGTATGGTGCAGTGGGGGCGTTAGGCGGCGATATTTCAGGTTCATTGTCATTTGATCCTGCGGTTCCCAAAAACTTTCTTGAATTAACAGGTGCAATTGGTGGGGTTATAAATGACGCTATTCAGGCAAAAGAATACATAACAACTGGAAATGTCTATAGGTCTTTTGAGGTTTTGCTTCCTACCGGAATGGGTAACGTTTTAAAAGCAGCAAGAGAAAGCAAGTATGGTGCAATCACAAAGTATGGGAACGTAATTTGGGATGAAAATGGAAAACCCTATCGACCGTCTGCGGCAGAAACAGCTTTGAAAGTTGTAGGGTTCAGGTCTGCAAGAAGGGCAACTGTTCAAGATAGGCAATGGGAACAAAAAAAGGAACAATATAATTTTTCTGAAACAAGAAATAAAATATACAAAGAATACCGCGATTATATTTTAAACCCCGAAAAAGAAAAGTTAAAGAAAATCTATAAGAAAATACATGAATATAATGAAAGAGTGAAGTCTCTTGGAAGGCAAAGAACAATACCACCAATAACCAAAAGATCTTTAAAAGCGCAACTAAGAAAAATGAAAAAGCCGACTAAACGAGAAAGGCTTAAATAAATGGAGAAATAATCATGGCAGGAACAGTAACGGAAACCGGTAGAGCATCAAATGTTTTCAACGAAATTATAGTAACGCTTGCGTGTACGTCAGATGCTTCTGCGGGTACAATCCCAGACACTAATTTAACAGGTTTGGAAAAATACGAATTAAAAGAAGTTGTCAACATCAACCCTGCGTCTGCGCAACCGTCTACTGCTTATTTGATAGCGATAGAAGATGCTGATGGGTTGAGGATGTTCACTTCTCCGACATCGAGAAGCGTAACGGCAAGTGCGGCGGAAAGTACCGGTGGACACGAAACTTTGGGGTGGTATCCCCGTGTAGACGGTACTATCACGGTGAAGTTTAGAACTGCCGCTGATGACGGAGCCGCAGATGTTGGCAATTCTAAAACGCTAACTGTAAGGCTACGTTTTGAACGCAAACGGGGTAACTAATATGAAACGATTGCTTGTTATATTAATATTGTTATGTGCGTCCGTTGCTTTTGCGGCTCCCCCTGGAACCGTGTCAAAGGGGGATATTGTATATCCTATCAGCAAAAAGACATTCTCTGCACGTAAAACAGGTGTTGAAATCACCACCGACACGACATTAACTGAAAATCAATGTTTGTCAACGTATATTACCAATCAGGGCGCATCCGGTGAGGTAGATATAACTTTAGATGATTTGTCATATCGTGTTGCGGTTATGTTTATTGTGGAAGAGGAACAGGTCATTGAGATAAATCCGCCAAGTGGGGAAGCGTTTGACTTAAACGGTACGGCTTTGGATGCCAATGATTGTGTGGATTCTGATACAACTGTGGGTTCAAAGATTATGGCTGTTCGCATGAAAAACGCTTCCGGTACGTGGGTTTGGAGTCTTGATTCTATAAGAGGAGCGTGGGTTGATACCGGTGCTTCGGATTAAGGGGGATATAATGAAAAAGATATTTCTTTCAATTATTTTGCTGTTTTTGTTTTCCGCTTTCGCACATGCTGGACAGTTCCATTTATTTTTTATCGCACAGCAGACCGCAGACAAACCGGCCGAGGGTTACTCGTGTTGGGTGATCAATTCCGGTGGTCAGGAATACTATTTTGCCGAACACGGCGTTGAAATGCCGGAGGGTTACACGGTTAGACGGGCTTATTTGTTAGCTTCGTCTGGTGCTAATGATATGATCTATTATTTTACGAGAAACGCACAGGCGGCACAGATCGGCAGCGTAGCCACAGAATATGCCGGTGGTAGCAAGACCACAACGTCAGCAGCCTGGGTTGATTTTACTTTCAGAAGCTATGAACAGGTCGGAATTCACTCAGGATTTCCGGCAGGGGCAGCGGCCAGACTGGTATTAAACGCTTCATGGAAAGAAGAAGGCGAGTGGGTTTTCGGAACCGCTGGCGATTGGAAAACAGCGGGATTTCCGGCTGATTCAGCCACAGTAAATATCGGGATGCAAATTCTTGGAGCAGATTGATGAAGCTCATTAAATATATTGCCATAGTTTTACTACTTGTCTCACCTTGTTTTGCGGCCAACAAGGTCGTTGACATTGATTTTTCCCAGGGTCAGGCACATGATCGAATGTCAGGCGTGTCCGCAAATCAGCTATCGACCATCGGTGCGTCGACTGGCACTTTGCAAGGTGTTTTGACAACGTTTCATCCCGAAATGGATCAGTTGATTGATACCTCTGCAATCAATGATATTACTACGTGGTGGACGTTATCTGGTGCTGCGAATAGTACATATAATTCATTTATATCAGATAATCAGACACAGGGATATTCTTCCATTAAATATGATGGAGTGTTTTTATCTTCAGGTCAAACTTACATGGTTGTATGGGAGGCAAAGGCCGGGGCTGATGGTTGGGTTAGTCTTTATATCAGGAATGGAGTTACATCCGCCACCCCCGAAGGCGGGTTTAATCTATCTGCTGGCACTCTTGGCACGCAGGATGCTTTATTTTCTTCTTCAATCTCCTCAGTTGGTGACGGATGGTATAGGTGCGCGGTTTGCTTTACAAAAACAGATGCCAATTCTGACGATAGGTTTAGGCTTTATGCCGCAGAAGGTGATGGAGATCGGACTGTTGATGGAGATGGCACTTCTGCATCTTTTTACATCCGCAACATCAACGTCGTAAAACTCCCTTCCGGCAACGTCATAGGGTCGGACCTGTTTGATCAGGAGTCCACGACTTCAATAACTTCCGGATCAGATACAGCGGTTGGAAGTATTTACCGCATAGTATCCCAAAGCACATTAGATTTTACCACGGTTGGCGCTCCTGACAATGATGCTGATACGGTGTTTATAGCAACGGCAGTGGATACGCTTGGTTCGGGTGATGAGTTAGATAGAATAGACTCCCCCCACAAAGGCACGTACGGCAACCCTTACAGCCTGGGCACCGAAGCAATCACGGCGCAAAATGACCGGGATTTTAGCTCCGGGACTATTGGGAATTGGGTTATCTATGACGATTCTACTGATTCCACGGTGACATATTCTACCGCAGACCTGGACGGCGCAGACGACAAACAAGCATTAATTACGGTAGACGAGACAACCGATGCTTGTACTTACGCCTACGCCCAAATACCATCGACGGCACTTAGCTTAACTGCGAATAAGCTCCACACAATTTCAGCATGGGTTCATACCCCTGCTGCAAACACTTTACAGGATGCCCATATCACAGTCACCAATATGACGGGTGCGATTGTGGTAGACGGCAGCACGACCATCGGTGATGACGATTATACCAAGATAACCGCCTACGTTTACCTTGCCGCCGATATTGTGGGTGAGGTCAACATCGGTTTTGACGGTGATCCGGCAGACGGCGACTTGATGTATATAGATGATAATTCAGTTCGTGCGGTTCAGACTTCATGGGCTCCAACAGGCACGAACACCCTTTCTATAGACGCCGACGAAGACCAGATGGTATTTACCTATGTTGATACCGACACCCTTGCTACTTTGACTTTGGCTGATGCTGCTGACCAGTCAGACGATCTCACAGTAGGCAAATGGTATCAAGTGACCTGTACCGATTGCGAAGCTGATAACGGCGACATAGACATAGAAATAGCCGAGTCAGACGACACCGAGCTTCAAAGCATTACTTTAACCGGAGATGCGGCGGCAGATGATTACGAGATAGTTTTCAGATGCACAAATGCCACCACAAATAAAATCCAGTTTGATAATGCGGCGGCAACTGAGATAGCAAGAATCGGGAAACTGGAGATCAAAGAAATCCCCGACTACGCATATCTAAGCCCGCCCCCTGTCACCCTGACCGACACTTCTCCAGCGCAACCCGTCTTTGATGAGAGCATAGACGGTACAAGGCGGTTGGTGGGTGAGGGATCGGGGGTTAATCTGATTTGGTATTCGGAGGATTTTTCATACTGGACAAACTCTAACACCACGGACACGGCAGACGTAACAGGCCCGGACGGAACGGCTAATTCCGCAACTACCCTGACAGCGACCGATGCCAATGGGACATTAAAATATACCGTAGCCCCGACTTTAGACGGCTCGACTTACACCTATTCTATCTGGATGAAAAGACTTTCAGGAACAGGCAATATCGACCTGACGGAAGATGACGGATCAACCTGGACCACCAAGACTCTAACTTCCTCATGGCAGAGATTTTCTATTACTGGAACCGAGACTTCTCCGGTTGTTGGAATCCGAATAGTAACGAACGGAGACTCAATAGCGATATTCGGTGCACAGCTTGAACCTTCTGCTTTTATGACTTCTTATATTAAATCTAACGGATGCCCTACAGCCAGAGCGACAAAAGCGGCGGACGGCACGATAGGGTATCAGTGGACACAAAGCACCCGCTGGAAAACCGCCTTAAGCTCAAGTTCAGAATTTACTTTAGCCGTCAATTGGACTCCCATGTTTGATGCAGGGGATTGCTCCGGTGAAATCGGAATTGTTTCGGTTTCCGAGTCAGCTAATTCAGTGATTACATACGACTGCGACAACACCCAATTTGAGATCCACGATGGCACGAATACGGCTTTTGTTGATTGCACAATCGTAGCAGAGACCGAATATAATATAGTCGGTAGGGGCGATTATGATGCAGATGGCGGATCGGGGTATCTCGCCATCTCAGAAGGTCATGGTGGAAGCTATACCCACGGAAGCACAACCGCTTATGATGGCTCTATGGGGCCTGGCAATGAAATGTGGCTTGCATGGTCAAATGAGTATCCAGGGCATTATGGCGGAATTTACGGGTTAATAGGATACCTTTCTAACGCTCAGATTGAGGCAGAAATCTGGGACAATGCTCCTGCCATTACAATGGGGTTTTAAAATTTAACTAATCGAGACTTAATCTTATGAAAAAGATCGTTATTATTTTTTGTGTTTTGTTGATTGCCAAATTTAGTTTTGGAGCTGGTGTAAAGCTATCAGAAATGGATGCGCTTACGTCTCCATCTATTGCAGCTCAATTATATATAGTTCAGGGAGGCAGTAATTATAGCATAACACGTTTGGAATTATTGAAAGCTTTGCCGACATTAACGGGGGATATTACATTAAATGACAATGATGGTGCTCCCCCGAATGTTATATTTATAAATGAAAACAATGTTGAATGGCAACTTACCCTACATAGCGATAATACATTTTATTATTATACCGATTATGCTTCTGATTTGGATTTTAAATTTAGCAATATCGGTGATGGTAATATAGATGTTTATATTGACGGGGATAGCTATACTGCTGGAACTATTTATGAAGGAGGTACGGCGTTAAGTACTCTTTATGCTACAGATGTTGGAGATTGCACTGGAGGAGCGTGTCTTGATGGATCAGCAACCGGTGGAGAAACTATCAGTTTATATGATGGTGATTCTAATAAAGGTACACTTGACATGCCTGACTTATCAGGTGACATTACCATAACATTTCCCTCTTCAACTTCAACCTTGCTTGCCACAGATGGAGTTGGAACGAGTCTCACGGCACTTAATGGTGAAAACATTCAAGACGATACCATCGATGACGATTCTATCGACTTCACAGACGTAACCCTTACAGACCTTACTTTTGATGTGGGTTCTGTCAGCAAAACAGAATATGGATATTTAGATGGTGTAACATCTGCTATTCAAACACAAATCGATGGTAAAGAACCTTTAGATGCAGACATAGCAAAGGTTAATGAAGTTGAAACTTTAACGGCAAATTGGGTGAATACGGCCAATCCTTGGGCCGATAACGAGGTAGCAAATGCCTTAACGGTGACAGCTCAATCGGGTTCAACATGGGATATAGCCGACTCTGTTACTGAAACTTCGGTTTATTCGGGTACGACCTCATTGGATGAAACAACTGCTGCCGATGATTCAGGAGCTTCTATTGTCGGCGTCTTTGATGAGTTTGATAACAGTAGTTCCGCTAATGTTCAGGATGTTTTAGACGATTTGGATGCTGCAATTACTGCGGCTGGTGGTGGAGATGTTACTGGAGTTGGGAATTGTAGCGGCGGCGCGTGTTTGGATGGAACTGATGACGGCGGCACAACCCTTAGCCTTTATGACGGTGATAGTCATAAAGGAACCATCGATGTTCCCGACATAACAGGTGATGTCACTTATACCCTTCCTGCTGCAACCTGTACTCTTCTTGCCACAGACGGTGTCGGAACAAATCTTACGGCGCTTGATGGTGAAAATATTCAGGACGATACTATTGACGATGATTCCATTGATTTCACAGATGTAACTCTTACCGATCTTACTTTTGATGTTGGATCTGTTGACACCACTGAGTTTGGTTATCTCGATGGTGTGACATCTGCCATCCAGACTCAATTAAACGCCAAAGAGTCGGCAGATGCTAACATTACAAAGGATGATGAAGTTGAAACTTTAACGGCAAACTGGGTGAATACGGCCAATCCTTGGGCAGACAATGAGGTGGCAGATACTTTGACCGTGACCGCACAGGCGGGTTCGACATGGGATGTTGCGGATTCAATTACTAATACCTCCGTGTATTCCGGCACAACTTCTTTAGATGAATCCACTGCTGCTGATGATTCGGGTGCTTATATAATAGGTGTGTTTGACGAATTCGACAATTCAGACGCAACTAATCTTCAAGACGTGCTTGATGACTTAGATGCTGCAATTACGGGTGGTGGAGGTGACGTTACGGGAGTCGGCAACTGTGCTTCTGGAGCTTGTTTAGACGGAACCTCTGATGGCGGAACCACAATAAGTCTTTATGATGGTGATTCTCACAAGGGAACAATAGATGTCCCTGACATATCGGAGGATGTGACTTACACCCTACCGTCTTCAACTTCGACCTTACTCGCTACAGACGGTGACGGTTCGAGCCTAACTAATGTGGTAACAGCCGCAACGGTTGGTGCGGTATCTGCGAGTCTTGACGATACAGACGCAACGGTAGAATGGGAAGACGCCACAGACCTTGACGAAAATGGAGCTTTAAATACGGGTAGTGTTGCGGATAATGAAATAGATTATTCAGAGGTAACACTAACAGATTTTGATTACCAAACCGCATGGAGAATTTTTTATTCTAATGGAAGTGGGGATGTTACCGAACTGGCATTCGGAGCCAATGGAACATTTCTTGAATCAAATGGTACAACTTCTGCTCCTGCTTTTAGGGCGTTGGTTGAAGCAGACATTTCAAATGCTGGAACTACATTTCTTTTACATTCTGATGTTGATGATACGCCTGTGAACGGAGAAACTACAGTTCCAATTAGTTCAAATTGGGCTTATGATCTTGAGAACGCTGCTGACCCATTTTCTGTTTACAAGCTTGAATCTGAAATGGGAACAGCCTCCACAAGAGACGCGGAAGACACCTTAACAGAAGGGTCTAATCTACCTGATGGCCTTGCAGTTGCAAATTATGTTGCCAGTGAAATATCGGGTTTTATTACCTCAGTGAATGCAGACACAACCCCTGATTTGGGTGGACCTTTAAATCTTAATAACCAAATTATTTATGATGCGCATAATTCCATATCAGATGGAGATACAACTCCTGATGTAAGCGGGGGTACTAACTTTATAACTGCGAATGGTGGTCCTAGTGATACGACGATAACCAATTTTGATGCTGGTGGTGGGTCACTTCAAGACGGACAATTTGTTTTTGTGACGATTAACGACAGCTATACCAAAATAGGGTTTTCTGCTGCTGGCTTAAGTGGGCATGATGAAAATGATTGGGAACCATCAGCGGGTGACTGGATGATGTGTCAGTACCATACTTCTGGAACTGTATGGGATTGTATGGTTTCTAGATGGACTTATTATGACGGTATTACAATCGGGGGATTTGGAACCGCAAACAGAGTAATATACAGTGATGCTTCCCAAAATGCTGCGGTTGCCGACAATTCAGCGGCAGAGCTTCATACATCAGGGTCAATTACAGGCGGAATTGAAGTGGTTTCCAAAACGGGAGACTATACTATCGGAAGTACCAATGCATACGAAGCTTATGGTGGTCTAATCTTTAACCTTACTGACAGTACACGAACCTTTACCTTGCCAAGTGCGGTAGGAGGTATGAGTGTTTGTGTCTTAAATGGTCAAGGGGTGTCGTCAATTCTTAGGTTAGATGCGGCATCCGGTGATTATATCGTGTTAGATGGAACAAAGCCAGGAACTGCGGGTGAATACATTGGTTCTTCGGGCGCGGCGGCAGACCAAGTGTGTGTTGTTGCAAGAAATACTGAAGATTGGTACGTAACTTCAAAAATAGGAACATGGACGGCAGAATAATGAAAAAACTAATTTTATTTCTTTTTATTTTAATTCCTGTTTTCGCAATGGCAGGACAGGTAAGAGACATCCCCAACAATAAAGAAATTGTATTTGGTGATCCTACTAATCACACCTATGAGTTGGTTAGTATTAAATACAGCCAGGATTCAAACAACTTTGCGGAAATTATATTTTATGTGATTTCCTCTTCGGGGAAAAGATTAAACAAACACAGAATCAGAATTCAAAACGCGTTGGACAACCCAAACTCTATTGCGGAAAATTGTACGGGTGAGGGTGAACCTTGGCCGCTTTGTACTGGAGAAGGGACTTGTGCGAATAACTGCGATGAATCCACTTCGGATTTTACGGACTTTGTTCAAGGTTACATTTCAACTGTTTTAACCCGTACTGATGCTGCTGTCGGAGCCTTTATCAATGAACACTATCCTACGCAAGATCGTCCTTAGTATTTTAATTCTATCCATACCTTTGTTGTGTCATGCGAGAATGTCATGTCTTCATTGGGGTGGTGGTACGGAAGAATCTTCACTGACCTGTTCGTCTGATGAGGATTTTACAGATGTTTCTGTCGACGCTCAGTGGGTGTTTGGGAGATATGCAACTGAAGCCGCGGCAGGCTGGGAAGTTCCCGCAGGATTGTCCGGAACTGATGTCTGTGAAATGATCCTACAGTTAACGGAAGCGGTTGGGGATATACAAGCAACTGGTTATGGTGGTGGTCCAAAGCTTTATTATGTTTCTTTTTATACGTTAGATGGCAATTATGATTTAGATACGGAGTTATGCAGATCAGAGGCCATAAATGGAAGTAACTGGAACCATACCGATGTTACCTGGGATGGTGGGGATTTTGACGGTGGATGCGATATTTCGAGTGCCGATGTCTGGATAATTTACATGGATGACGATAACAATCCAGATGATTTCGATATTGATGGATCAAATGCTGCGGCCATCCTATATGATAACGAAGGTGGTGGGAAAAGCGTTGACCGATATTTTTTTTCCACAGCAGGTGCTTCAGAAGGTGATGGACCATCCGATGATAACGATGACCCTTATATGAAACTATCTACAATGCAATGAAAAAAATAATTTTATTAATATTACTGTTTCCTTCTTTGGTATTTGCCGGAACTGCCTATTATGTTGATTTGGATGCTGGTTCGTCAGGAACCGGGACATACGCCTCCCCTTGGAATAAAATTAGTGATGTTGAAGGAGCAGGGTTGTCTGCTGGCGATGATGTTTATTTCAAGCATGGAACAAGCAATGCCGATGGCAATCAGGAGGACTTTGATGTAACTTGGGCATCTTCAAAAGAAGATCCAGTTGTAATTGGATGCTATGATGGTGATGGGGATTTTGATTGTACGGGGAGAACTTTACCAATTATTGACGGTGATACCCATAATATCGGTTTAGTTGATATTTATGATTCTCTTATCATGATTAATGGAAGCAACGGGGCTTCTGGTGGTTACTATACTGTGCAAGATCTTGACTTCCGCAATTCAGGATGGAACGCAGTTACGATAGATGATTGCGGGGATTATAATACAATTCAGCGGTGTAAAGCTGATTACCAAAATGGAAATACATTCGTTCTGAGTGAGGTTCAGCATTCTACTGTAGATAATAATACTGTAACTCGCTCCAGTTATGGAGGCCAAAGAAGAAATCATCCTGACTATTGTTATGCCGGGGATGGAGATAATTGTTCAGATTCAGAAGCCTGTCCATATGGGTGTTGGGGTTGGGGAGGAGCAGCAATTACCGTAATTGATGGCAACAATAATGAGACGGGAACTCTTTATAATACTGTTAGCAATAATAGTGTATCTGGAGGATATGAAGGTATAGGGGCATATATGGGAGGTAGCTATACAATCATAGAGAACAATAAGGTATTTGATAATCGTTCTTATCATATATACATGGGTAATTCTACTCACAATATTGTAAGAGGAAATCTTGTTTTTGAAAGTGATGCTGACCCAGACAATAACGATGCAGGAATATTTATAGGATGTGAATCTTGGGAATCTTGGCCCCTGAAGGTCAATGGAAGCAACGAAGTTTATAACAATTTTGTTGTGGGGATGCGTTGGGGAATTACAATGACTTCAAGTTGTTATGAAACTTCTAGCGAGGCACCCGTAAGTAATAACAAGGTTTATAACAACACTATTATCGATTGTACAGAATATAACATTCGTCTTGCAAAAACCGGTGGAGCTTCGGGAAATGTTATCAAAAATAATATCAGTTGGATTTTAAATAGGGGCGGAAGTCATATTACTGGATGTTCTGATGGCAGTGTAACATGGGCAGACAATCTTTGGGACACAGACCCTGGAAGTGGGGGTTGTGATTCTGGCACGGACCCCGCAAACGAAGATCCCCAGTTATCAAAAACAAATTGGTCTTCTATAACAACGTCTCTTGATGAAACCGATTTTCATTTTACCTCAAGTGGTTCTCCTGGCGTGGGTGACGGGGGGGATTTGGGAGATGGTTGTGTTGATTGGTCGGGTTATTGTGATCAAGATTATCTTGGAACCGACAGAGATCCCACATGGGATTGTGGTGGTTATCAGCTAACTGCCAGTGGGGATAAGGTTGTTACGATTACTGCATCAGATGACACGGCCACAGAATCAGGCCCGACTACAGGTGAATTCACCATTTCATGTTCTCCCAATTGCGCCTCAGAATCGATTAATTGGTCACTATCAGGGTCTTCCGCAACAATTGATACCGATTATAATATGGACGATGAAGACGGTGTCAGTAGCTTTTCAGGTGCTTCTACCACAATTACAGTAACACCTGTAGACGATGACGATATAGAAAACAATGAAACGGTTTTAATTACCTTACAAACTGGAACGGGGTACACTATAGGAAGTCCTTCATCCGCCTACGTAACCATCGTTTCGGATGACGTTGCGGATGTGTCCAATACAATATCATTTGATGGTTCAACGACTTTTACTCAGGGTGGATCAAATACTTTAGACTTTACGGATTAATACCATGCCGGAGAACGGAAATATTTGCAAGGCGCACTCTGGATGCATTTCCGATATTGATCATCTTAAATCCGAAAACCTGGCTCAATGGAAGGAACTTAGTAAGGTGCAGGAAAAACAAGACCAGTTATTAATGCGTATGAATGTTTTGCTTGGCGGGATAGCGGTTGCGTGTGTTCTTTTGGTTATCAATATTGCCATAAAGATATGAAAAAATGTTATAGTAAATGAGCTTAACTTGTAATAAAAGTCATTTGACTTTTTAATCATGTGTTTTTATAATGAAAGCAACCATAGATCTGCAACAAAAGGAGTCCAGTATGTTAACTGAGACTCAAAAACAGCAGTTTTCTGATTGTCAATTCACGATTGAGAACATGGCGCTTTCCTGCAAGGCCTGACATTCCTATTGTCCCATCGATTGCCCATTAAGAATACCAATTACTATTTTACACGCTAAACATGTATTCACAAAAAAAATGAACAAGGAATATGATGAGCTGTGTAATGGTTACACAGCAAAGGACCGGCTTATTGCCGGTATTGATACTATATAATGGAAAGGAAGTCAAAAATGAAAGCAACTACCGTATTAGCCGTAATCGTGGTGCTGGTGGGTTGCGCTGCCACCCAAACGCCTACCGTACAAACAACCCCACAAGAAATCATTGTAAAAGTCGAAGCCGCTGAGCCGACTAAGCTCACCGTTGAAGACGGGCAGAAGGAAAGAATTGTCAAGTCTATGGAGGTCAAATCACACGACCTTGATCTTTCCGATACCACCTTTTTGTGCAAAGGGAAAGCCTATTGTAAGCTGTCAAGTTACATATCTTCTTATGGTGCAAAGGATTTCTGGAGTGACATTCTTTACCTAAAAGAAAACACAGATGTTAGAGAACTCCACATGTATATCAATAGCGGTGGTGGAAGTGTTTTTGCAGGTCTATCGCTTGCAGACCAAATTGATCGAGCTGAAAGAGAAGGGTTTACCATAGTTGCGCATGCTTCTGGCATTATTGCCAGCGCAACAGTTCCGATTTATGCATCATGCACAAAACGACTTGCCCTTGAATCTACGATGTGGATGGTGCATGAGGCATCGCTCTTTAAGTATTTGGCGAATGAAAGTTCTTCTGCTATTCGAGCACAACATGAAATGATGGAGCTGATTCGAAACAGGTATTTGGGGATTCTCGCAAATAATTCAAATTTGCAAAAAGAAGAATGGGAAAGAATGGAAGGTCGAACGACTTGGTTTACAACCCACCAAGCTATTGAATATGGAATTGTTGATTCAATCGAATAGGAAAAATTATGAAAAAATTTATCGTGTGTCTATTTTTAATTGTTGGCGTGACATTTATTTTCCGGAACACCTCAGATAGAACAATGGTTTGCAGCATTGATTGGTATGACCATAATTTTGATTATCCTTATGCGGCAACTATGATGGCTGCTGAACTAAAACCGGGAACGGAATTTAGAAACAGTGAACCGTATAGCGGAAAGATTTGGGAAATTCATTGGTATTCAGTTCCACGAACATATGATGAAAATGATTTTGAGCGCGATGAATTTGTGGAAATAACTGATGGGACAACCATTGTTATCAGTGAACCGGAATCCGAAGCGGTGCAGTTGCCGGGTATATGAAAGAAAGTTTAATTTGGTTCGGAATCTGTTTAACCATTATACTAATCATGCCAGTTTTAATGGCGTTAACCTATGGATACCTATGGGATTAAGTGGGGACCTGTCACATATGGGACGGGCAGTTAAATTATTGTAAAGAGCAGAAGTGGAAGGATCAAAAAAACTGTCAGTTCTCAGATAAATCCAAGCTGGGAGACAAATGTATCTATTGCCGAGAGGACGGGATATGCGACTGTATTAAGATTAAAAACAAAGAGATGGCTAAGTAAAAAGGAATTTAAAAATGCGAAAAATTTTAAATCAACACATTAAAATTCTGGTACTTTTATTTTTTGTGCCGTTGATTATGACGAGTTGTTTTGACACAGCGATTGTCAAGCAACCTCCTGTTGACCCTGTATGCCCTAAAGAAGGGTCGTGGTTATGTGAAAAAAGTGCCGAATTGGGGATAGAACTCGAAACCCTGTATGACTGGATTTATTCAGCTACAGCACTTTCTGCCCTTGTTCCCGATGGGCCCGAGATAGCTGAAATCTGCAGATTCGAGAAGGAAATTGCCGACTTCTATGAGAGGAGTTACCCTATATCCACTGACTATTTAATTAACGAAATCATACGCCGATCCAAAGCCGTTGACGACACGGCGAAAGCCGTGTTGATCAAAAATATTATCAATAAAAACTTGGTGCAGTTCCGCAGTCTTTCACTCATAACGCCGGCAGACGATGAAATCTTAAGAAAGGGTCATCGGGCATTCCGTATGGATATGATGTGTGATGCGTTTGAGGAGGATTAATATGTCAAAAGGACAAGCCACATTGGGTGTTGCCCTGACAGTTGGTTTTATCGCGCTCACTGCGTTTTATTTCTTCGGGCCAAGTGAGATAAAGCCTGTTTTAAAAGAACCGCTCATGCTCGTTACAGGCTGTTGGATAGCCAATTTTACAACGGTTGTTAATTGGTTTTTTGGATCTTCAAAGGGAAGTTCAGACAAAAATGCGCTTCTTAAAAAACAGCCTTGATAATTTTATCACCATATTTGCCGTACCTGTCGGTATTTTTATTGGTGGGATAATAGGCGTCGCTATTTTTATACTTGGCAGACCGTTAAATTGGATAGTTTCTAAAATATTTCCTGTGAGACAAACAAAAAAAACGGTGGACACACATTAATGTACGAACAACTAGAACGAGAATTAACAGAAGCCATAGACCGCGCAACCGGCTATGGACAAAAGCAGCATGGGAACGGAAAAGATTTCCAGGATCAACCCATATGCGAAGCGCAAAGAATGTTTGGCAAATCGCAAATGGGGCCTGCTTTATTTCAAATCTGGAAAAAAGTCATGGAGATACCAAAATACGAACACGACAGGCCAGAAAAAGCTCTGAAGTGGCTTGATGACATTATTGTGTATGCCGCCGCCGCCAAAGTTGTGTTACGTGAGGGGATAAATATTGAATGTCAGCCATCATCGGGAAAATAGAGTTTGACCTAACAGACCCACATGCCGCTCGAATGCATGAGCTGGCTGTAAAATATATTGATGCGTATCTATGTCTATTCAATGTAGATCAAGCCCTCAGAAGCGTTGTGAAATACGATTCATTCCGAAGTGAGGAGTTTATTAGGGGAGTTGAGCACGCAAGGGATTTATTACATAATTCCATAATAGAGAAGGGAATCGATTTAGACGAGATACCGTAACTCGAATGTGAGGCAATATGAATGAAAATTCTTATAGCTGGAGATATGCACACGGGTAGTCTTGCAGGGCTAAATCCTCCTGCATATCAATCAGGGCCAAGGGATAAAGTAAGAAAACAAATGAAAAAATGGGTATGGTGGCTCGAATTAATAGAGCATCATGGCCCCTTTGACATGCACATAAACACAGGAGATGTTATAGACGGATTAGGGGTAAAAGACGGAACGGAATGTATTATTCCCGATCCCAACAGGCAAATTGAAGCCGCAATTGAGTGTATCAAAGCAATCAAAGCCCCTGAGAACTTATTTGTGGCCGGCACAAGGGCGCATACCATCACAAGAGACGGTCTTGAAATGGATAAAATGGTTGCCAACGAATTTAAAACAGCCAGAACACCTAAAAATTTCAAGGGGCAACTATTTATTCATATCGATGTTCCCGGTCATAAAGGATGGGAACTCAATGTCAGACATGCTCCTGGTTCAAGGTCAGGGGTTAAATCGACAAGAGCGATGCCTATCGGGAAAGAGCGCGACGCCAATGTCGAATGGCACAGGAGAGGGCAGGAGCCGTTAGGTGATTTGTATTTCAGGGGGCATCTTCACTATTCTTATAACGCCGGTGTTCCTGGAAGGTGGCAGGGTTATATTTTACCAAGCATCCAAAGTCCTGATACTAAATATGGCAGAATATTATCAAGAGGAACAGACACAGGCGCAGGATATTTAACGATTACTAAAGATGGAGATTGGCCTATATGGACACCGATACCGTACCAAGAAGAAATGGTGGAGGTTTTACAGTATACGATTCCGGCGACGTAAAGCTACCATCAAAAACCTGTAATAAATGCGGAACAACCTACACCGGCAAAGAAATAGCCACCAATTTTGCCAAGCGCAGCGATGCGTCCGATGGATACCGTAGCGGATGCAAAGCATGTGATAACGAGGCTCAACGTGATCGGCGGCGGAAAGCAAAACAAAACGATATGGTGCAGGAATCATTAGATAGGGTGATGGAAAAACTTATTCGTGAAAAACTTGGTTGGTAATGGCCGAAATAAAACACATATCAGACTATATATTTTCACAGAACAACATCAAAGAAACCATTGAGAAAATTGGTGAATATATAGACGAAAACGGTCTGCCAGAAAGGATGGCTGTTTTGATCGTGTACCAGGGCGAACCTTTTGTGCTTTGTGGGTCAGAAAATAGAAACTATGATGTTCCACAGGTTGCCATGGACATGCAAAGAGTGTTGAGCGCAATCTATGCGGATGATTATGAATATGAATAGCGCCTCAACACTACAATCGGCAAAAGCAATCCAAGGAACAATTAAAAAGCTCTTTCTGAAGCGAGGCCCCAATACTTGAACATCAGGGTTCTCAGCATAGCTATGATGCCTTTTTCGGTCTGCTTTTGGCCGTGAATCCGTTTTGGTTTCTGGACCTCAACGAAATTTAATTTGTGAGCATAACTTTTGTCGATATCAACCAAAATCAGACCGGCATAATCAGGAATACAAATCGGAACAGCTTCTAAAGGCGCAACATAGCTAAAATAATTTGGTATCCTAATTTCCTTCCAATTAACTGAGGAATAATCCCTTCTTAGGCTATAGTGTTTCCTTTTCCTGAAATCCGCCTTAAAATCCTGATGACTGATCTTGATTTCGTATTCATACATATAAAAAGATTTCGTGATACTTATGAGGTCGGCTTCCCAGTAAAGCCATGACCAGCTCACATTGGGGATCACACAATACTGTCCTCTGCGCATTAATTCACAGTGCAGGGCGTATTGGATTTTGGTTTCATCGAGGGGGTTGGTTGTCAATTATTATTCCTGATGTGATGGTTTCATAGGATGTTCATGGTTCGGGACCGACTCTCGCCGGCCCCTTCAATATCAATTTTAGAAAGTTATTAATTCTACCGCCATTTTTTATCTAAAGGTTACGCATCACCTTCCTTTACCCACCTCCCGCCACTCTGTTGAGGATTATCGATTTCAAACATCGTATATTTTGTTCCACAGACCCCGCATTGCCATTCTCTGCCGATTGACATTTTCTTGACGGTGGCTTTGCATTTATTGCATGTCACTTTGTACCATCCGGATTTTGTTTGCTTGGCGGTTATCATTTCATTGCCTCAAATCAACGCAGTAAAAGTTTTCCTCGATGTGCTCCAACCTTTTCTTGAATGGCTTTATGCCGAAAAACTTTGCAAAACCACTGCAATGAAAACGCAACATTGAACAATCTCTCGATAGGGAATATATTTCATTCCCCTGTTTATTTACAAAGTTCATACCAATTTTCTGCCTTTCTTCGTCAAAAAATACTTCGACCCCCTTATATTTAAAAAGGTTGTATTTTTTGGCAGCGGCAGTATTTAAGGTTAATTGTCCGTCTTTGTTCATCCTAACCATCGGATGGCCAGATCCCCCGCCCATGCGATTTGTGTACTTAGTAAACCCGTTTCTTTTTGACAATTTTCTTCCCCCTAAAACCACCAACACTGATAGCGTTTGGAGTGGCTTTCCGATTTTGGAAATCTCGCAATATTTTGGCGACAATGACAAGAGCCGTATCAGTATCGATCTGGAATCGATACGCAGTGTAGATTGATAAACACCCAAGGAGTCTATAATCTATGTCTTCATGGTCCCTGGGGCTGTTGTCATCGCTGGTAGATTCCACCCTGATATTTAATAGCCCTATAGCGTCGTATTTGTTTGGAACATCAAAACGCGATATCATCTTTGCCTCCTGTCAAAATGCAACCTTTCCATTTCTTTTTGTGACACTTGAAACATTCCTTGAATAGTGGTACTGCAAAATCGTCCATAAAAATTCATCTCCTATGTGGTTTTTTGTGGGCTTTGGGGTAACGAGGTGGTGGCTCACTCCGTTACCCCTTCAACTAAAAGGGATGTCACCGTCATCATCAGGTTCAGGGGCCGATGGCTTCTGGTAGTCGTTTTGAGACCGTTCGCTTTTACTTCCAAGCATAAGCATCTGACCGGCAACAATTTCGGTTGTGTACCGCTTGACTCCGTTTTGGTCTTCCCATGATCTGGTTTGCATTCGGCCGGATATAAATATTTGCTTGCCCTTGGTTAAATATTGCCCCATAATTTCAGCAAGATTTGAAAATGCCACCACTCTTACCCATTCTGTATGTTCAGTTTCCTTGTATTTGTAACCTACTGCCATCGATAGATTCGCTACTGCCATTCCTGACGGCGTATATTTTACTTCTGGGTCTTTCCCGCACCGTCCAATAAAGTTACATTGGTTTAGATCATTTGCCATTGTTCAAATACTCCGTTAAATATTGTATGATTAACATTTCAGGGTTATATCCCCGCCAAAAGGTTTCCCTGCCCTTATTGTGGCGCTCTACATGATGCGGATGACAAAGAGGCAAACATTGACTGTCAGGACATTTAATAGCCAATCCACCTTTGCCAAGCGGCTCATGATGCGGATCACAGGGCGATTTACCGCATATCACACATGGATGACTGCTTATCCATGTTCGATATTTTTTACTGCGCATTACTTTGTGTTTCGGTTGTGGCCTGTAATAATTCATTTTGTTCCCTATCCTATGTGGTCGATTGGTTCCATCTTAAAGCTCCTCAATTTTTTTTATAGCTTGATCAGCAAGGAAACAGACATTTCCGGTCAATGTGTAGATTATTTCACGTACCTGCAAATCCTGAATTTTGTCCAGACCTTCCAGGGAATAGTCAGTGACCCGATTGACGATCTCAAATGCCATCTTTTTATCTGCCCTGCCCTGCGGAGTGTCCATCTCCCGCACAACTTTTTTTATGGTCGTGTTTATTGCGTCCATTTTTCAAATCCTAATAACGATACTTTTAGTATTCCTTGTAAAACAAGAGACCCAATTGTCAATTTGTGCCATTGCCTTGCTTTAGATTCAAGCTCCCACAATGGATAATCGTCATAAATTGGCTTATTGTCTTTGGATCTCCTGTAGTTGTTGAGTTTACAGGTTACTTTTGTGTTCATGATATTATCTATGTAAAAATCAAAAGCTTCATCGTCGTCAAGCAGTCTACCTTTGGATTCTATTGTATTTAAAAACTTTTTTTGTTTATGGTTGAGTCTCATATTTAGTACCTATAATGTCTGATTATACTCCAAATATTCCCAACACTCTTCTTCGAGGTAGTCTTTGTGGTTTTTGAAAATCCATGATTTTACGTCACCAGGAAGCTCTATGTCTTCGATATCGATAGACGGTGGACACCCAGGGTAATAAACTGTTGGTCTTTCCCTTCCTTGGTATTTAAATTCAACCATGACAGGGATCTCTATCCACGTTTTAATTTTGTGGTTGCTCATTAGTTTCTCCTTCCTTCCATTCATCGACTACACATTGATGATTTTTCCTTCTTGAGCGGCTTTTCTGAGAACCCACTCGATAAATCTTTTCTTTTCACTAATTGGGAGGGTTGACTTGTCGGCAAAGACGTGGGGAACTTTTCGATAGATTCCTTTTTTGTCTGGTTTGATTTGGAAAAATACGATTTTAAGTTGCCGATGAAACAAGAGATTTTCGTCAGGGTCATATCCTAAATGCCTCGCAAATTCTGGGAGAATGGCGGCAAAATACATTTTTCGCATCGGGTCTGATTTTGTTTTCTGCTTGCGGGTAATCTCAAGATTAAGAACAGTTCCAGGTTTCCACTTTTTGCAATATTCATTAACAAGATCCCACCGACATTCGAGTTTACGGTTATCATCTGTTCTGGCTACAAATTTCATCTCATTGCCTTCAACTTTCGTACCATTTCATTCAGCCCATCGCAAAAATCATCAAGCATTACTTTCATTTTTTTGATGTACTCAGCATCCGGCAGAACCTTGACTATCAGCGGCTTAATGCTCGGATAGTGGCTATGAAAATACCAGTGAGACAGACCAGTAACAAGTAACGATCCCTGCACTTGAGCGATATATTCCGTGGGAAGCTTGCCACCTAATAAATATTTGATATGAGTTTTCATCTTGGGGCATTTGATTTCAAGCCCGCCACCATCGGAGGTAAGACCATCAGGAGAGCAGTGGAAACGCTTATTATCATCGGGATAGCACAGCGCGACCTGTCTAACTGTCAAATCGGTCTCCCACTCAAATTCGTCTCTTGCGTCCTGCTCTCTCTGGTTGCCGATTTCCATATGGTGATTAGTGTATCCTGCCTCTGATTGACCTGATATGATTTCGCCGGCCAATTCCATCATGTAGCCCTCGGCGCTCTTGCTTGGCTTACCTGTCGCATTGGTAATTATTTGATCGAAACTTGAAGCCCCTGGGTTGCCAAGCCTGGCAGCGAACCATTCATCAGACTGTTGCTGAAAGTCATCAATTACTATCACGCTTTTGCTCCAATTTTTTGATTGCGGTTTCGTACATTGTGGACGGCATCTTGTCCACGCTTTCGATCTTCATATATTTGCAAAAAGCTTTTTCATTTGCGTCTACTTCTGCGATCAGACTTTGAATGTCTGCAAACTGTTGATCGGTAATGTATTCAACAGGACTCCCCGCTGAATTTCCATCGTCGTCAGAACCTTTGTCTGTTGTAGCAATCCCGGTAACAGCTTCAAATGTCGCTTTTCGTAGATAGGTAACTGTTGACTTTATTTGTTGTAAAGGATTCTTTGAGCCAGATGTGTCAGGTGGGCCAAGCAATGTTACCTCTTGGCTATGTCCCAATTCGTGTGTGAGAATACAAGTAACAGCTAATCCACCTTCCACTTTTGGGAAATCAAAACTTGCCTCAAGACCATGCTTTGACAGAATAGGATTGACGGTATTTAACAGGGAGTCCTCAGAGGCATATTTTGATTCGTACTGTTTATTCATTTTATCTCTGATGACTTTAAAATCTTCTTTTTTGAAGGCGCTTTTCGCTTTAAAGTACGCCTCTTTAGCCTGTTGCTGTTTAACTTTCAGATCAAACTCAAACATCCTCTCAAGCACCTCAAGTTGATCTTTCCCCATGCCCTTTCGAACCGCTTCCATCATGATTTCATTAGGGCTTGCGACTGCAGGGAGAATGTCGTTTTCCGGATGATCCGTTTCCCATCTCTTAAAACCCGCTTCTTTTGCGGTAGGCAGGTTGTCAAATTTCTCTTGTGCTTCGGTCATTTTATCCTCCTGTTATTTCTGACAAGTCGGAAGAAATTCCATGTCTTCC